GATTATTGTGAGCAACGCTTGCGCCGAAGCGTGCTTCGGCAGCCTTCCCACCCGGGCGGCTGATACGAGCTGTCACGATACCTCAGCAGTATCCCGTGAAACATCTCGCAAACGTTTGCGTTACCGAAACTATGAGAATTTTGTCGAAATTTGTCAACGGTAGAAAACAACCTTTCATGCAAGTCCATCAGCCCTGCTTTCGCGGCCCGGATTCGAAATCGTTAACCATCCCCCTCCGTCGCCCCCTAAAACGACAGCCGTTCGCAGCCTCAAGACGTAACCTCCCCTGCCAGATCGCTATCCTTTTCGGACAACCGAACGCGATGTCGTCCGATGTTCGGAAAGCCGGACACCCTCGTTGATGGGTCGCATCAAAAAAACAAATAAATTCCTTTTAAATCAATAATTTATTTTATAAATACAAATGCCGTCAGCCTGGTACAGATCCTGCTCATACGCTATGCCTCGCGGCATTCAGAACTGCCCGGGTGTTCTAGATGAACCTGCTACAGCACTCATCAAAAACCAGAGAGAAAAATAATGAAATCTGCACTGAAGACTTTTGTGCCGGGCGCGTTAGCCCTCCTGCTGCTGTTCCCCGTTGCCGCCCAGGCAAAGGACGTCGAAACCAAAACCAAACTGTCCAACGTGGTGATCCTCGCCACCGGCGGCACCATTGCCGGTGCCGGTGCCAGCGCGGCCAACAGCGCCACGTATCAGGCGGCGAAAGTCGGCATCGACCAATTGATCGCCGGTGTTCCTGAGCTTAGCCAGATCGCCAATGTCCGTGGCGAGCAAGTGATGCAAATTGCGTCCGAAAGCATCAGCAACGAAAACCTGCTCCAACTGGGTCGCCGCGTGGCCGAACTGGCCGACAGCAAGGACGTGGACGGCATCGTAATCACCCATGGTACCGATACCCTGGAAGAGACCGCCTACTTCCTGAACCTGGTGGAAAAAACCGACAAGCCAATCGTTGTAGTCGGCTCCATGCGTCCGGGTACCGCCATGTCGGCAGATGGCATGCTCAACCTGTATAACGCCGTGGCCGTTGCCGGCAGCAAAGACGCCCGCGGCAAAGGCGTACTCGTGACCATGAACGATGAGATCCAGTCGGGTCGTGACGTCAGCAAGATGATCAACATCAAGACCGAAGCCTTCAAGAGCCCTTGGGGCCCGCTGGGCATGGTGGTTGAAGGCAAATCCTACTGGTTCCGCCTGCCTGCCAAGCGCCATACCATGGATTCTGAATTTGACATCAAGACCATCAAGAGCCTGCCTGACGTTGAAATCGCCTATGGCTATGGCAACGTGAGTGATACCGCCTACAAGGCCCTGGCCCAGGCTGGCGCCAAAGCCATCATCCACGCAGGTACCGGCAATGGTTCTGTGTCGTCCAAGGTGGTACCCGCACTGGTGGAACTGCGCAAGCAAGGGGTACAGATCATTCGCTCCTCCCATGTAAATGCCGGTGGGATGGTTCTGCGTAATGCCGAACAGCCTGACGACAAGTATGACTGGGTAGCCGCTCTCGACTTGAACCCGCAGAAAGCTCGCATCCTGGCGATGGTCGCCCTGACCAAGACCCAGGACAGCAAAGAGCTGCAACGGATGTTCTGGGAATACTGATTCCTAGCCACGTCTTGTAGGAGCGAGTTTGCTCGCGAAGGTCGTTAACGAGGACGCGGTCTGTCTGGTTTAACCCATCGCCTTCAAGCTTTTCGCGAGCAAGCTCGCTCCTACAGTCCATCTGCCCCGCCCTACATCAAACTGCCCGAATCGCTGTCGGATGAATCTCTTTAAATTTAAGCAGTTGCGAAATCACCTACAGTTAAATACTGTATGTGCGTACAGCTTATTAAGGAACACTCCATGGCAAAGTCCTCTTCCGCAACGCCTACCCCACCTGATGCCTACGAACGCCTGGCAATTCGTGTGCAAAAGATCATAAATTCGACCAACGCTCAGAAAGCCAAGGCAGCCTTGATCTTCCGTTTACCGGAAGAGCCAGAGGATGAATGGGCACGTTTGCTGGAGGAAATCGCGGAAAACGACAACGTCACACTCGCCCATCGAGACGACGGCGGCGTGCAGATTTTCTGGGTTGTGCCGAAGGAAGATTGATTCAATGAGCGTCCGTTTTATCGCGGTGTGTTGCCTGCTGTTCACCCTCACAGCCAACGCCCAGGCGCCCCGCACGTTCAGCGAAGCGAAAAAAATTGCCTGGAAGCTCTACGCACCACAATCCACTGAGTTCTATTGCGGATGCAAATACACAGGCAATCGCGTAGACCTGAAAGCCTGTGGCTACATTCCGCGCAAAAACCCCAACCGCGCGGCGCGCATCGAATGGGAGCACATTGTTCCGGCCTGGCAGATCGGACATCAGCGCCAGTGCTGGCAGAAGGGTGGACGCAAGAACTGTGCACGCAATGATGAAGTGTTCAAGCGCGCCGAAGCGGACCTGCATAACCTGGTGCCAAGCATCGGCGAGGTCAATGGCGACCGTAACAACTTCAGCTTTGGGTGGCTGCCGGTGCAAAGCGGGCAGTACGGCTCATGCCTGACCCAAGTGGACTTCAAAGCCAAGAAGGTCATGCCCCGCCCTTCCATTCGGGGAATGATCGCGCGTACTTATTTCTACATGAGCAAGCAATACGGCTTGCGCCTGTCGAAACAGGATCGCCAGTTGTATGAAGCCTGGAACAAGACCTATCCAGTGCAGGCATGGGAACGCCAGCGTAACCAGACCGTGGCCTGCGTGATGGGACGCGGCAATGAATTCGTGGGCCCGGTAAATCTCAAAGCCTGCGGACTGTAAGAGCGAGATTGCTCGCGAATAACTCATAAGCGAAACGTTCATCCAAGATAAACGCATTAGCATCGATGTCTTTCGCAAGCAAACGCTCCTGCACCGGCTAGCACATCAACCTATTGCGCGGCCTTGTGCTCGATGATTTGCGACTCGGTATCGTTTTTCTTGGCGCGCGCCAGCTTTTCGGTGAGTTGCGCCTGCTTGGCCTCTGCCTGCTCCTTGGTTGCGAACGGCCCCAACAGCACTTCGTCCTTGCCGTCCGTCTTCACGATGTAAAAATTAAACCCATGTTCCAGCAACCAGGCCGTGAGGTCAGTGATCGCCTGCAACTTGTGATCGGGCGGGCCCACCCGCACATCCCACTCCTGGGCAGCAATCGCGCCGGCTTGTGGCTGGCTTTCGGTCACGGCAGGCTTGACCCTGGGGGCATCGACGCTTTTACCTTCACCGCAACCGGCCAATGCCAACACCGCAATTGCCATCGCTACTTTACGCACAGCCCTGCTCCTTTAAGGATAAATAGGCGACTTTATCATTCACTGTCTATTCTGGCCGTCATAAACGTTGGCTTAAACAATGCGAATGATGTATCGCAGACCTGTATGATGCCGCCATGGGAATTAATGTCGCCTCTATGCGTCCTAAAAGAGGCAGCCACAGGGAAGCGCTTAGCAGTAAGCTACACACATCCGACACCTGCCCTGTCTGAAACATGTGTCCTTAAAAGTAATCAAGGAGAAGTCCATGCTTATACTCACCCGCAAAGTCGGTGAAAGCATAAACATCGGTGATGACATCACGATCACCATCCTGGGCGTCAGCGGCCAGCAAGTACGAATCGGCATCAACGCCCCCAAGAATGTCGCGGTGCACCGCGAGGAGATCTATCAGCGCATCCAGGCCGGCCTGACTGCCCCGGATAAAAACCAGACGCCTTGAAGCGCCCTCAGTAGCCAGCCCTTTCGTTCACTGTAACGGCTGGCGAAAACCCCTTCGAACTGCTTTTGTCTGTGTTGCGCGATCGGCGTCGCCAATGACTTAACTGTTGCTGCAAGATGAAACTGTGTTCATGCCAGGAACTTGTCGCTTCATTCGCGGCCGAATCATCTGACTCACACCTTGCCATCCGTGTGCGCCAAGGAGTACGTCGATGAGGCCCACCACCGCGCCGCCATTTGCATTCAGAGCCTGGATGATCGCCCTGCTGATAGGGCTGGTCTTCATAGGACTGGAATATGGCTTGCGACTTGAAATCGAAGGCGCCGGCGCCACCGATACCCATTCCGGGCTGGACTTGGCCCTGTTGCTGGGTGGCTACCTGTTCATGTTCTGCCTCAAGCCCATCCAGAAGGCGGTGCAGCGTAAACTCTGTCAACAAACTGCTCGTAAACAGCACGCCGATGGCTAGCTCTGCGCTATTAGATCGCCGGTGTTTACAGCCTCGCAAGACAACCTATGCTTTGGTTTTCACTGTCACCAAAAGGCGCTGAAGCAGATGGACACCCTGAGCAAATCCCAAATCGAATCTGCACTGTCAGCTCGCCTGCCCAGCTATAGGGTCACTTGCTCGTTGCACGCCGATGGCACCCTTTCAGCCGTACTCAGCGGCCCGGAAACCGACCATTTCGCAATCACTGGAATCGTGCGTGCGCATTATCGCGGTGCTGAAGCGATTGCCCAACTGGCCAATGAAATTCTCAGGGAGATGGTGATATCACGTCAGGGAATGAGGAATGATCGGATGCAGCCACCGCCCGACCCAACCCATCAAGAGCAAGGCCGAGAGCGCTAGCAGCGCTCGATCTTTTTCGTATCAGCCCACTCCGTACAGCAAGTACAACAAACCATCGGCCGCGCACCTGGCCTGTAACTGCTCATATCCGTCAATCGAAGGATGCGAGGTGACCATGGGCTCAAGGTGTGTGGCGGTCACGACCATCACATCCGTCCCTGCGGCTTCTCCCGCACGGATGCCGACCGTCGCATCTTCAAACACCAGACAATCCTGCACCGACACGCCCAGGCGCTGCGCGCCCAACACATAACAGGCTGGGTCCGGCTTACCGACGGCGACATCTTCAGCTGTGACCAGCACTGCCGGGGGCGCAATACCTGCCGCTCGCAGTCGACGCAACGCCAGCTCCTTGGGCGCGGACGTCACCAGCGCCCATTGATCGCCCGGCAGGCTGTTCAGAAATGCAACGGCACCGGGAATCGCTATGACCCCTTCGACATCATTGAGCTCAGCCTCGGTAATCCACTGAGCTTCAACCTCAGGATCAACGCCGGGCAATGCCTGGCGAGTGATGGTATCGATCGCGCGAGCGCCGTGAATGGTGGTCAGAAAAGCCCCCACATCCAGGCCGTGGCGTTCGGCCCAAATACTCCATACCCGCTCGGCAGCGGCGATGGAATTGAGCAGGGTCCCATCCATATCGAACAGAAAGGCGCGATAGCGACGGGTGAGTATGGCTGAACCTCGGATGGACACTGCGTGGCTTCCTCGTGATCGGTAACAACTAATCGGCCCGAAGCAATCTACGGATCACATCAATACTTGTAAACGCTCCCGGCGCTTGGTCCCGCTTGAGGCCTGCAAACAAACGCTCTTGTTCTGCGCCAGCAATAACCGCTTGATTACAAACTTGTCATCAACCTGTTGGTCGTGTGTTCAGGATGCCCAGCAGACCAATAAATATTGCGGACATTTAAAGAGCGCGCACGTAACAAAATGTGGACAGCTTGCTGGGGTTTCGCGCATCTTAACGCCGCCCGTTTATCGGGTGCGGCGCTCAAGCGCAGCGCGCCCTCTCTCAATATTGTTGTGGATATGGAAATTCAATGAAAACCCAAAAGGTCCTGGTCGCTCTCTCGTGTGCCGTTGCCCTGTCGATGCTGGGCGGTTGTGCTGCGAAGGTAAAAAGTGGCGGTAGCGCCGCGCTGACTATCCCGGAATCCGCCAAGCAGAATCTGGTGGTCAGTATCAAAGGCGAAAATCAGGTCGAGCAGAACCCCGACTGGAACCTGCTCAAGCGCGACTGGGATAACGCGCTCCAGGTCGAAGCACGTCAAGCCGGCTTCAATGTCACGCCAAGCCCCTCGGTGACCGCCAGTGGTCAAGAGGGTGTCGGCATCACCATCAACGTGAGCAAGTTTCGCTACATCGAACCGGGGTCACGGTATGTCGCTGGCGCATTGGTGGGTAACGCCTGGGTGTTCTCCCGCGCCGATTATTCCGACCTGAAATCCGGTGCGCCGATCGGTTCGCGCACCTATGACACCTCATCATCCGCCTGGGAAGGGATTGCCTCGGCCATGACACAGAAGCAAGTCCAAGCGATTGCCAAGCAGATGATCAACGATATCAAGAGTGCCAAGGCCAAATAGGTCGGTTTTGTAATACAAAAAGGGCCAACCGACTGGTTGGCCCTTTTCTCACACAACGAATAGAAAGACCTACGTCAAAGCTGCTTGTACGTCTCACGCGACACTTCCTGAAGCCCCGCCTCGGTGATCTTCTTCCAATCGCTCTCCATCACCGCCTGCATACTCTGGTTTTGCCGGGTCACCACGTTCAGCGCTTTCTCCCCCGGCGTCTCGATGCGCAGAAGGGATTTGCTGCTGACGTCAACCGAGAAGAAACCTGGGGTAAACCAGGACCAGAATTCGACAATATGAACCTTCACCGACGTGGCATCGGCGGCGCCTGGCTCGGTCACGACTTCATACCCCGCCTGTTTATAGGCCGAAGCCACCGACTCATTGACCAACTGTGAAAGGGTACGACCGGATGGCAGCAACACATCCCCCAGGGCCATACCGTAACCATTGCGCTTGCGGGCGATGGCGCGCTCTGTAATGGATTTGTCGGAGACTTCGTTATTCTTCAATGAAGGAATATCCGGACTGCGGGGATCTACCTGGAAGACCCGCTCATCCACCGTGCTGATCAGCACCTTCTTGCCATTGCTCGCCGCAACCTGCGCACTGCTCATTGGCGCAACATTGATATCAATCTCCGAGCGGCTGGTGGCACATCCCGCCAGAACCATCAAAGCCGCAATCCCCATCGCTAACCGAACACCCATATACACACCATTCCTTATCGCCGTCATTGGCTTGGCCGGACATCGGCCAGGGGCAATTTTACACAAATGATATCACTTAGCCATCTACCGTTATTCGCTAAAAACCCGAGGATCTACACGTGTAGATTGCAGCCCGAACAAGTATCGTCAGACTCCAGCGATCGTTCTTGAACAAGAGGCAGTACCGGTGACATCTCCCGCCACACCCACCGCCGAGACCGGCCTGAATATGCAAACCCGCCTGATCGCCCTGGTGGTCGCCATCGCCTTCTTTATGGAAAACCTCGATGCCACGGTCATCGCCACCGCCCTGCCGACCATGGCGACGGCCTTTGGCGTGACACCGGTGGACATGAATATCGGCATTACTGCCTATATCCTGGCAGTTGCGATTTTCATACCGTTGTCCAGTTGGATCGCTGATCGCTACGGCGCGCGACGGGTGTTTGCCGGCGCGATCATTGTCTTCACTCTCGCTTCGCTGCTCTGCGGGTTGAGCCAAAGTCTCGAAATGTTCGTGTTCGCCCGGATCCTGCAAGGTATCGGAGGGGCGCTGATGGTACCTGTGGGGCGACTTGCCGTTCTGCGCAATACGGACAAAAAAGACTTGGTGAAGATGATTGCCGTGATTACCTGGCCCGGTCTGGTGGCGCCGATTCTCGGACCATTGGCGGGCGGGCTGATCGTGACTCATGCGTCCTGGCCGTGGATTTTTTACGTGAACCTGCCGCTGGGGGTTCTGGCATGGGTCGCCGCGCTGTGGCTGGTGCCCGATGGTCGCGAGCCGAATGTGCGCAAGTTCGATGCAAAGGGTTTTGTGCTGCTGGCCGGCGCCTGTGTGACACTGCTGGGTGGGCTGGAATGGCTGGGCAACCAGACCGGCGAAATGCTTATCCCCGGCGTCGTACTGGTGGCGACCGGATCGTTGCTGGCGGTCTGGGCTGTGCGGCACTGCAGACAATCCAGTGCGCCATTGTTGCCACTGGAGACCTTGTCCATCAATACCTTCCGCGTCAGCATCTATGGCGGCTCACTGTTCCGCCTGGCCATCAGCGCCCTACCGTTCCTGCTGCCCTTACTGTTTCAAGTCGCCTTTGGCTTATCTCCCGTGGATGCCGGCTTGCTGGTGCTGGCGGTATTTGCCGGCAACCTGGCCATGAAACCTTTTACCACTGCGATCATGCAGCGCTATGGATTGCGCAGGGTCCTGCTGGTAAATGGGGCGATCGGCGTGGTGTCAATTGTGGCTTGTGCGCTTTTCACCGCTCAGACACCGTTTGCAGTAATTGCTGCGGTGTTGTTTGTGGGCGGGCTATCACGCTCGATGCAATTCACTTGCTACAACTCGATCGGCTTCGCGGATGTGAGCAAACCGCGCATGAGCGAGGCATCGGCGCTGTTCAGCATGGCGTTCCAACTGGCCATGGGCATGGGTGTCACGGTGGCGGCGCTTTTGTTGCGGATGTCCATGAGCGTGTCAGGGCATGAGGTCCAGGCACAGGCTGGGGACTTTCGAGTGGCATTTGTAGGGGTGGCGTTACTGGGGGCGTTGGCGCTGAGAGATGTGTATCGGTTGCCCGCGCAAGCAGGGGAAAGTGTGTTGAAGCGTGGCTGAGTCTTGAAGACTAGCCCATCAACACACAGCCCCGACATTCAAGCAGTGGTGCTGACGAGTGACCCCGTTCCGCTGCCACCTTCGGCAGTGACAGCCTGCAACAGAGCAGCGGTCACGGTCTGCAAAGCCGCAGAAGTGGCTACAACCTGCGATTGCGCGGCTGCTACGGCCGCCGCTTTCGCGTCTGCACTCTGATTGCTGGACTGCGCCTGCTGCAAAGCTTGCTGTTGCTCTTGAAGCTGCTTTTGCAACTGTTCGATCTGTTTTTTCAACGCTTTGACAGTATCGGACTCCGTCGAGCTCGATGATGACTGGGCGCCGCCGCCAGCTTGAGCCCCCCCACTCTTGGAAGCCGTCACGTTGACGCCAGTGCTGCTCGTACTTTCGGTTGCCGTGGCATCGCTCGTGGTGGTAGTGGTGGTGCTTTGAGCGATTGATACGGAGGGAGGATTGCTATTATTGATAAGCATGCCAAATGTCCGAAAATAAGGAGTTACAGATCATATCGGCTTACCAGCCGCTAACTTTAGGGTAGCGTTTCAATTTCTCAACGACACCAAACTCCAGACAAAGAAAAAGGGGAACCCTTTCGGATTCCCCTTCACACCGCCCAGCAGAGCGGATTTTGTTTGGTAGGCGCGATTGGACTCGAACCAACGACCCCCACCATGTCAAGGTGACCACGAAACATCCGCATGGTATTGATTAATAAAGGAAAACAACCTTTTTAAGATGCCGCCAAAACACGGAATAGGCTCTATAAGAATCAATAACTTAGCGTTGGATATTCCTACAGTAGTCCCCTCCCCGGCGTCCTGCCGACCGAACACAATCCCATAAAAACGACCGTTTGGTATAAAGTACCCACCCCCCAATCATAAGGACATGAGCCATGAGCCTAAAATCCAAAACCGTACAACTGCGCCTGGTCGAAGAATCCGATGCTGAGTTCATCGTCAGCCTGCGGACGGACGAGAAGTACAATAAGCACCTATCCGCAGTGACTGGCGACGTCGACGCTCAGGTAAACTGGATTCGCCGCTACAAGGAGGACGAGGCAAACAAGCAGCAGTTCTACTTCATCATCGAGCGCCTGGATGGGGTACGGTGCGGTACCGTCCGGGTCTATGACTTCGTCGGCGATTCCTTCTGCTGGGGTAGCTGGATCCTCAACGAGGACAAGACACGCTACGCCGCCATCGAAAGCGCATTCCTGGTCTACAAGTTTGCCTTCGATGAGCTGGGCTTTCAGAAGTGTCACTTCGACGTGCGCAAAGGAAACGACCGCGTCATCTCCTTCCACGAGAAGATGGGCGCCACACGCACGGGCGAGACCGAACTTGACTACCTGTTTCAGATCACCAAGGAGGCGGTGAGCGAGTCCCGAGCCAAGCTACAGAGCAAGTTGTGAGCTATTTGTCTAGCGCATCATAGGCCTGGACACAGATCACTCCTGAAGCGCGGATTCGATCAGCATATCCTGCCAGATCGCCCGATCTTTCATCAGAGCGCTTGAGCACGTCGGTAAGCACCATGGCGGCGCGGGTAGCTGCCGCGCTTGCGGCGGCAGTGCAGGAATGGCTGCCGCCTTGACTGGCTGTGAGTCGAGCGGCAAGCTTGTCTGCTTGCCCGCGCAGGCTGTCAGCAGAAGCGCGAGCGACAACAGCGTCAGCAGTCGCTTGGTCAATGAGCTGTTGTCCATCTTGAATCACCTTATTGACTGCTTGTTGACGGGCTTGTTCTTTGGCGCGCTCAGCCGCCTCGTTCTGTTCCTTGGCCTGAGCATCGCGCGTATCGCGGGCGTTCCATTCGGCCTGCCATGTCGCGTTTGTGGTGCTCACCCCGTGGTAGTAGGCGCCATACAGCGCTCCCAGGGCCAGCAGCAGCGCAGCGATATAAGGAAGTGCTTTCAGCAGGATCGCGTTCATGCTGCAGCCACCCCAATAGCGATGGCCTGCGTGCCAGTCTTGCCGGCGAACAGAGCCGCTTCGGCCGCACGACGACGGGTCAGGCCGCGCATAGGCTTGCCGGCTGCCCGGTTCCAGCGCGCGAACTGAGCAGCAGCGCCACTCATGTCACCAGCGTTCACCAGCTTCAGCAGTGTCGAACCTTCAAAGTTACCGGCGCCCAGGTTGTACACGAAGTCTACCAGCGCATCGAACTGGCCCTGGTTCACGGTTTTGGTGACGGAGCACGAAACCGCAAGCTCACGCTCCGCAAGGTCAGCAAGCAACTGAGCGTCAGCCTTAGCCTGGGTCCATACCAGGCCTGGAATGACTTCTGGGCCCGTGTGCCCCCATCCGATAGTCCACGGTGCGCCACCGGTGGCTGGGTCTGGATACGCACTGAGCGAGCAGCTCTCGAAATGCTTCAGTACAGCGATTCCGTTCTGTGATGTACGCATGTCAGATCGCCTTGTAGAAGTTGATTTTCGTGGTCATGCCTACAGGCTCACCATCGGTTCCGGCGTCATCCGGCTGCACCTTGAAGCCCAGGCGGATCACAAAGGCCCGCGTCTCGCTCCACTGGTGAACCAGGTAGAACCCATACCAGCGCTTGCCGTCGTTCTCGGTGATCACGAACTGCCAGCCAGCTTCGCCCGGATGATCCCTGACGTTGAAGTCGCCGACATAGGTGATCGTGCTGCCCTTGACCGGCGCCTGCCATATCTTGACGAACCGCATGTTATTGACCGGGTTGCGCACCGCGGCCCACCACCACATCGCCATGAACGAATCCACCGGCCATCCGAATGGTGTGTTATCAGCCCACCACCCACGTCGATCGCCCTGGAGCCCGTCATAGTCGTTACCGAACAGCCAAGCCCAGCACGGTAGATTAACGATTGGACGACCATCGCTCTTACTGATATCGGAAACCCTGAAAGGGATAGCGATAGCCACAACAAAAAGACCTATCAAGTCGGTGACAATATTGCAGGCGAGCAAAAACACCCACTGGCCGATAGCCCTGGCGATATTGAGCATGGTTTTCTCCGGACGCAAAAAAAACCGCCCTAGGGCGGTTTGTGCATCTCGATTATGGGGATGGTGGAAGCGCTGCGGTTTCCAGTGCCTCAAGGCGTGCAGCCAAGTTACCAGGCAGAGTCTCGATCGATATCTCCAGCATGGTATCTGCATTTTTCAGCTTTCCTTCATGGAAAACAACATTAAATGGAGGGTCTGGGTATTTGACCCAATAATATGTTCCATCTAAAGCTACAAGCTATTCGCCAAATCTATCTGGCTTATCGCTAGGCGGCATACCTGTCATCATTACGCTTCCTTGAGGTGGTATGTAATCATCCTCAAACATAGTGCAATAAAAACTATTGGTACCGATAACTCCACAACATATAAATGATTGGCTCATTTCGCTAATCCTTCTGTTGGATTCATTCAAACAAGTGGAGCTGGAGGATCTGGCCATTGCGGAGAATCTGGCCATCCTGGGTTATTCTCAACTTTATCTACGGCTGAACGGTACCGCTTCCATAACTTCAACAGTGCAACACCTTCCTGAGTAGACTCTTCATTGTCCACGTCGTCTTGCAACGGGTTGATTCGCAGGGTTGCATAGGTCAGCAGCCGGTCACGTTCTGCGCGAGCCATCGCCAGCATTTCAGCTGGCAACGGAACGATGGTTGGAAACCCATCTGCAAGGGGCCAGAAAGTTTCTTTGGAATAGTCCGGGTAGCTCGTAGCTGGGTTATCTGGGTCTGTCTCGGGCCCGTCGACCATGAATGCGTAGGATTTGTTAATTGCATATGCATAACCAGGATTATTACTCATTGCGGCACCTCGAATCCATTGACTGTTACGGTTACGGCAGTACTGTTTGCGCCCCACCAAATTGTATTTGGCGTTTCCAAAATAATGTCGCCCATAGTTGTAGTTGCAAACTGTGTAGCGTTAGCGCCGGACGACAATGGCTGTGGATTTGTAAGGCTTGCCCAGGAACCGTATTGGTTATTTGGGGATACGCCGCCAGAAGACGCGTTCTGCACAGTCAAACCAACTGAGATAACTGTTATTCCTGGGGGCGCGACGGCAGTTAAAAGAAGAGAGGTTGTTGCGCCAGATGTGGTGCCGCTAGCAAGTACAATTGAAGTCGCAACGTTCGTCCCTGCCTTAACTGTGTAGCGCCACTTGACACCAGTCTGAGTAAACCCCAAAGGAAACTTGCTTCCGCTAGAATCAGTGCGAAAAACACTGATGAGCGCCCACATATCAAAACCTGCGGACGGCGCAGTGGGGGTCGTGAAAGATGTGTCCCCGAAGATGCGCGTAACGCCGGTGGTCGAGTTGTACCATGCGTACACTGCATACCATGTGTTGGCTGCTAGGGCTACGCCTGCTGCCATTCCGTCAACAGTGGCTGAGCCAGTCACGGCAGTGTTGAGTGTTGCGCTGATTGCACCTAGCGCCAAAGCGTCGCCGGATGAGTTAGCAACGATTACGCTATCTGCAGTTAAAAGAATATTTGCGGAAGTTCCGCTTGCGGAAACCTTCAAATTCTTCGAAAGCCCTCGAAAGCTTTGTTTGCGCTGCGCTATCGTAGTGGGGAGCTGATCGAGCAAAACAAAATCAGTACCGTCATACTCGATATCGGAAAGCTGGTTCGCAGCAAATACCGCCGCTACTTTAGCACCGGTCGAGTCATACTGTTTTAGGCTCTTGGCGCCTTGGCCGGAAACGTTGATTGTGTCTGCGCCCGTGCTGTTTTGACTGAACTTCACGCGAAAGCGCAGAGGACTAGCATAGGCCTGAATTGCTGGAACTGGGGTCAGCGTGAGTGCGCCAGCGCTGCCACCGGTGGTAAATGCTGTGAGTGTCTGGTTCTGGATTGCCGCAGCAAGCTTCTTGGGTGTAACCGCCGTCGCGTCATCTGCCCCAGCATTCACAAGAGCTTGCGTGGCGATCTTGAGCCAACCGAAAGCGGCCTCCGTCGCCTGCCCAAGAAAATTTGCTAGTTTTTGAGCAAGCTTCAGCGGTGTGATGGCAGTGGAGTCATTAGTCCCCGCTAGAGCTTGTGGACTTGTAGCCAATTCCAAGATTCCAGCAGTTGCCTCACTGGCTGGTCCGGCCGCCCCACTTTGAACAATTTTGGCAATCGCCAGAGCTAACTGATTGTATTGCCCCTTCGCAGGCGTTATGCCGGCGGCGGACAACACGTTCATGTTCTCCATCATCAGCATATTCATGAATTCAGCGGGCAAGATCGTCGCCGACACCCCGGTGGCAGGGTTGCCATCGGTGAAATAGCCAGCCGAGCCAGCGGGCGTCGGTGCCGGTATAGCAGCTACGGCCGTTGAGTTATCAATCTGAAACATCTAAGACCTCACAAATAATGAAATTGCAAAATAGTGTGGGCCGGTTTGGCTTGAGTAATCTCGCACTCAAGTACGGCGTTACCCCACGAAGAGAGCGGCTCACCCACGGCGGACTGTCCAACACGGAAGTGGCTGATGGTGTTGAGCTGGCTATTGACGGCCCATGCAAAGAACCAATCCTCGCCACCCAGTTGCTGCCCGCAGACGCTTTGCCCGCAGCGAAACGGTGCGTATTGAGTAATGGTCACGGTGTATCCAAGGCCCTGAGCGAACGCCTGAAAGAACTGTATGGACTGGCCACCGCTATTTGAAAATCGCGCAACGACCTGGTTGCGGCGCCCCTGAAATGTCGGCGACACGCCGGCGCAGGGATCGGGTAAGCCAAGTGTTGCCTCCCACTCGGGTAGAAAGTTGATGGTTGTTGCGGGAAACAGGTCCTCAAGCAAATTCAGCGCGGAGTCACTTATCCGCGTAAATGTCGGCGCAAAACAGGAAATGGCCTGCGCCTGCACACTGCTGAGGTCTTTTGGCCAAACTCGCCCGCGGGGCAAAAGACCAAGCAACGCAGACGTGAAGTCTCCGTCGGTGAATGATGGTTTTGACATGGCAATCAGCCGTAGGTAATGGCGCCAAGCGTGGGCAGGTAGCCAATAATGTTGGTGATGTTGGCTACCGGCGATGTGATGACGAAGCCCTTGGTTGCCGATATTGCCGCTATCGCGGAGTCGATGTCGGAAAGCCCAACGAATGACCCGTCTGACAGAGGGGCGCCCTGCTCAAAAAAAACCTCTGTGATTGCTGCTGCAACTGCTGCTCGAGTAGCCGTCGATGCCGAAGACAGCCCAGTTATCGTGAAGTTAATGGGGGCAGCGATCGGAGCGCACGAATAAACCATCGCCGTCACTGGCTGCTGGTCAAAAATGCTGTTTGCCACGATAAGTTGATCGCCGGAAGCGCGATTACCGGCGGTGGCTCGATTGTCCTTTGTGGAAACCCCATTGGTGCCCTGGGGGAATCCGCCATGGACGGCGTTGGCGTCGTCAAGCATGGTGTAAACCACAACACTCCCTGTGCCGAAGGCGTTGGGTGCACACCACGCACGAGTGACACCAGAGACCTCTTTTGCCCACGAAGGGTAATCGCCCCGAGACCCGCCGTTTGGCGTGTTCTGATATGCGTCGAGCATACGGGCGAACAGCGACTCTTCACCTTCCTGGTCAGCGCCTCCGGTAATCGCAGTGGTGACTGCGCCCGCTGATTGAACACCATCAATGGCCACATCCAGCGTCATCAGGCTGCCCACAGGGGTGTTGCCAGCTTCGCCTGCCAGATCCGCCGACACCTGAAGTATTAAGGTGCCGTCCGCTGCAACCGTGGCGGTGGCGAGAGTAGGGAATACAGCTGAGTCACCCCGAACGACCTGGGTGCCTACGTCGACAATCTTGCCCGGGGTGCCGCGGAACGAAACGCCACCCACAGCCTTGGTTGCGGTCTTTCGATATACCTTCTTCAGGGCTGCCCAGGCTTCCAGGTATTCACCCGAGGATGTGTATGGCACTCCCTGCCTGGCAATCCAATCAAGGTAGCCATAGTTCAAGTGCGCTAGCCCGGCGACTGCTTTGCCGGTTATTTGCAGGTTGGAAAACCTTAGAAGCCCGTCGGCAGTCGGCAAGCCGGAGGTGATATCTGCTGCAACGTGCGCGCGCAGGTCCGAGAGCGTGGGTCTCGTATATGGCATGAGGATGTTTGCTCCGGGAAAAAGAAAGCCCGCTCAAGGCAGGCCGTTACGGCTACGAGATCTGATTCCAAACCCAGTTGAAATTGAGCGGGGTAACGGCTCCATCACGGTGAGTCACGGTGACGATGGAATTTAGGCGGCTACCACCGGCAATGGCTGTAACGACCTTCACGCTGAGCGCGACTTGATCATCGATGAGCCACTGCAAGGCCTCTTCCATGTAAATCTTGGCGGCGTTGGCAACGTCCTGCGTAAGCCGGGACCGGTCCAGAAGCCAGAGACGGGAACCGATGGGAAGCTCCTCATCTGCATCGCCCCACCACCCACGCCGATCATCGCTACCATCTGGGGGAATGTCCGAGTCATCGGCAATCCGGTCAGTGAATAGGCTGATCAATACAGCGCTGGCCAGGTCATTACCGCTCGCCAAGGCGCCACCCATAATTGACCAATCACCCATTCCGGTCTCTACGATCCAGGTTGTGGTGATATCGCTCATTGTTGAGGGCTCGGAGTTGTGGTGCCGGTACCGTTGGTGTGCTGATTGAACAGCGCCCGATCGGCAGCCATGGTACGGACCTTGTCTTTGACGTTGCCACCCGCCTCGATATCGCCGCTGACACGCAGAACGGGTGTGTTCATCTGAACTGCCTCGGCGGCATTGATTGTGACGGTGGTGGCGTTGTTGACGGTGACAGGCGCAGCGCCTGCCTCAACTATGATTCCTCCGGTCTCGGTCAGGTAGATCGACTTCCCCCAGAGGTCATAGACCATGGATTCCCCCTCCAGCAGATCGGTTGGCCGGCTTGCCTGGTGCGCAGTGGCAACCACCACGCCTTTGGACCTGTCGCCAGCCAAAAACACGATCAATACATCCGAGCCCTCCGGCGGCCGAGACGTGAAGCCAAACTCCGCAATTCTCGGCGTACCATCCCGGGTCTCGGAATCGTTGAGCTTCACCTGCAGTAGCTGAGCGGTCTTGCTATCGTCGCTGAACATCACCCGGCCCCAGCCAGTTGCAAGTTGAATCCGGCGCATCATGCGCTGGAGAACACCAGCGGAGTCACCGGTTTGATTCGTCGATGACGCCATCAGAAACCACCTTGCAAAAGCTCGCCATAAAGTGGCGTGAGATTGATGGGCTGCGGCAGGAACGCTTCAGGCGCCATGAGCGTGATCTCTGCGGTTGTTCCTGAGTAGCTGTTCTTCAAGAAGGTCACTTCACTGATCAGCATGCTTTCGGCGGAGAACTTCAATCTCGGCAAATGCACCGGCACCAGAGTGTTTGGCTCCCACAGGGCGCCGACTGAGTCTCGCCAGCTGTCAGCGGTCAATCGAATAACCCGAGAACGCCCGAAGCGCCTGGCTGCCTCCCACTCCGCACGCTTGATGGCGACATCATTGCCCAGGCCACCACCCTCCGAGATGATCACCAGCGACCGGTGACGCTTACAATTGAGGTCTTTCACCGTGTGAATCTGGTTCCCGCCCTGCCCCAGATCAGTGAACGTATCGACCGACTGGATATAGGCGTTGTAATCGGAATAGATCTGGTCGGCCGAGAAGTCGATGTAGGCTTGCTGAATGTTGACACCCTCAACAAAACCACTTGCCGCGCGGCGCGTTCCGGCCCGACTCAGGAAAAGGCTCCCGTCAGCCAGGTCGTAGGCGAGTACGGCGGAAAAGCGCGCCATTCGGTCGATAATGTCGAAGGCCGATTCACCCAGCATTAGATTGGTCTGAGGTAACACCGGCAAATCACTCACGTCCGTAGCAACTGATATGCCTTCGGCAACACCGTTGATGGATGGTCCGTAAACCGCCGCAAGCCGCCGTGCAATTCCCAACACAGTCTGGTTGCTGAGTTGCCCGCCTGGCCACTCAGCGGCGCAGTCGATCAAATCGGAGCATTTAGAACGGCCACTGACCTGGATCGAGTGATCGCCAGCGCTGATGCTCGGCGTGTATCGATCTACATACCCGGTCACCACCGGGTCCTGCCCGATCCGGACCTGGCACGCCGCTCCAGGAGACAACTCCAGGCGATCCAGTTCACCAGGATAAAGCTCGGTCATACCAATACTGAAGTCACTGGGCAGCCGCTCTATACCCCTTGTGACTCGGACGTTCGTCCAGCCGGTGATATCAAAGCCGCCCGACGCAATGGTCAGCTCGTCTTCTTGCATGGATGGCCTCAATGTGTGCGAATACGGAAAACGACTTACCGGGCTAAGGCTTTGACCTTCGTTGGCATAAACGCCGGATGGATGGGGTTTGCCTGTTGGATCAGCTCATCCGTACGACTCATGTCGCGGTAGAGCCTGTTAGCCATGGATAAAGCCGACATAGGTGCGCGAAACGTGAAAGCCTCCAGCGTTGGAAGCGTGGCCCCGGTGGTGGTCAAAGCCTTGACCACCGCCTGGCGCAGATCGACCAGAGCGCCATAGCTTTCGTCGTCGCCGCTATCGCCCGCCACCAGCAACTCCGCATCAATGAACCCGGTGACCACCCCCATAGTTGACATGGCCTCGTCGTAGGAGGTCGGCACGTAGGCCGCCACAACCTTGCCGATTGAGGCGAGGGCCGAACGCCGCAGCAGAGCGCTGGTGGCGTCCTGTGCAACCCCGCGAGCTGCACCGATAGCCCCGCTGCCAGAAGAGGACGGCGGCGCGTAACCAGCAAGCGAGCCCAGCAATTCAATTGCACTGCCTGGGTCTGCGATGCTAGCAACGAGCGAATCCATAACGCCCCGTACAGCGTCAGTGAATTGCTGGCCGCTGTTTGCGTCCAGGCTCGCCGCGGCGTCAACAAGCGCATCCATTGCCGCATCCACGGCTGCGCGATTGGTCGTGTTCTTGGCAATCAGGTCTGCCATGGTCGCACTGCTGTTTTTGGCTTTTTTACTCGCGATGAGCGCGCTGCTTACGTTGCCATTGGCGTATCGCCCAAAATCACCGGTCATCAGACTGGAAAGGCTTGTAATACTACGCACGTCGCGGGTGATGCGCCCCACCAGCACTTTGAAATCAGCAATCACCCCGACCACCATCCCGACAATGGCCTTGCCGAACTTGATGACGCCCTCAACCGCGTTAATCACCGAGGTGACCCCGCCAATCACTTTGCGCACAAAGTCGAGCGCTGCAGAGAGGCCAAGCGCAGCAGCCAGTTTGTCCAGCAGCGACCCGGTCGACGTAGTGATTGAGGGAAATACACGATCGCCGGACTCAATGAATACGATGCTGATTTCAAAGTATCGCCCCATGTCCCAGCGTTCGACCACGCTCAAGCCTTCGGAGGGAACACTGACCTTGAGCGCCCCCAGAGTCGGATGCATTAATGCGCCAGACCCTGCCGACTCAACTGCCGCGACCAGAGCATCACGCTGCGCCAGTACGTTGCCACCGCCATACACCAGGCTGTCGGTGACCAGAAAGCCACTCATGCGGATACGGCGCGTCGATCGCCCCATATCCTCAATGTAAGGCTTGTCACGCCCCGGGTATTCGTGGAGCGCCAGCCGCCGGCCGAAGCGGGCGTCACCGCCATAGACCGCAAACGGCACCCCACGAAACGTGGCCTTGTTGAGCATCTCCGTCCAGGTTCTGTTGGAGTCCTGGGCAATTTGAATGATGTCCGACAGCAAACTCATGCAATAGCCCCCATGCCCGAATAGGCGATACGGCTTGAAGCCTGGACGTTGCCGTCAGACTTGACCTTGGTTTTCAGGCCTTCAGGCGCGTTTTTGTGTTCGATTTCAACCTTGACGCTCCCGCCATTTTGCTGGGCGGCACCTTGGGAGTAAGGACCTGCCGGTGCTGGTGACGGCGCAGGCACCCTATTAGCGATGACATCTGCTAATGCGGCCCTTTTTGCAGCATCGCCGACCAGATCCGCCGGGCGCTCATACTTTCTGGAAACAATATCGCCCGCCTCCCTTGCGCTTTTCGCCTTACGCAAAAGATCCCCGGCGTCCTGCTCTTGGCCCTGGGTGAGTTCATAGTTAACGAATCCAAGCTGCTCATCCAGACTGGAGCCCTGCATGGGCTTCCCTGCCCATTTCGCAAACTGCTGCTGTCGTGATTCGTGCCACTGCGCGGCACCATAAGCGCGCCCGCTATCACCCACAGCCGCCGGATTGAAGTTGCTTTCAAGGCCGAGGTTCGCACTAATCCCCGCAGCCTGTTCTTTCGTCCACCCTTTCCCCTGAAAGAAGGCCATCGAGCGGCCAATGGCTTCCTCGTTAATATCACCACGTCCCTTGAAGGCGCCGCTCACAATTTCCGAATCAGAAACCTCCGGGAGGCCTTGCGCGCGACGAATGCGAGCAATTTCCTTGCTCTCTCCATCGTTAAGCGATGGGGAGTACACCATTGCAGCAACCCCCGCGGCGGCGGCAGCAAGCCATGCACCAAAGCCTGTACCAGCTGCGCCGGCGGCACCAGCACCAACTGCGGCGCCTCCGCCCACTCCAGCACCAACTGCGCCGGCGGTGGTAGTTGCAGCGCCAGCGGCAATTGCAGCCGATTCCCATCCAAGCAGCAGCTTAGTGAAGGCCAGCACCCCAGCGCCGCCCCGAACGAGCGTGACGCCAAGCGATATAACGCTACCGATCAATCCGGCGTTCATCACACCTATCACCAGAATCGCCGCGTTCTCCCAACCGCCGAGCCATTCAACTACCTTCCCAACCCCTTTCCCGAAGTTGATGATCCCGTCGCCGATCTTTTTCCACTCGACTTTGTTGATCCAGACCGCAAAACCTTTGGCCCACTCGCCGATATCACTGGCGATCAAATCGCGATTCACCGCCAGCCAATTGATGAATTGATCAACCAACGGCTTCATGACGGGGATCAACTTATCGCCGATAGCGTTTTTAGTCCCGTCGATGACAATATTCAGCCCGGCCAGGCTCTGTGAGAACTCCTTGCCATGCTGTACGGCATCGTCACTCATGACATAGCCCAGGCGCTTTACCGTTGCTTCGTAGCGCTCAATGCCAGCCGCTCCCTCACGCAGGAATGGCAGCATGCCTCCCAGACCCAGGTTGTTCGCTATCAGCGCTTGAACCTGCGGGCTCTTCTGGCTGGCAATCGCGTTGGCAATAGCCTTGTATTCCCCCACCACATCCCAAGAACCGTCCTTGGCTTTTTTCAGGCCGATACCGAGCTTGTTCAGCATCAACAACGCGCCTTGGTTGCGCCCCCATTGCGCATCCTGCATGGTGGTCGCAAGGCTGTTGAGGCTGCCGGTAGCCAATTCGGTATCGATGCCAACCATCTTGGCGGCGCCCTGGAAGGTCTGCAGTTGACCGGCAGAAATACCGATCCCGTGCGCACTGTTGTCAATCGACCTACCAAGCTTTGCCCAGTTGACGGCCAGCGCCGCTACACCAGCCACCGAGCCAATACCCGTAATAGCGGCCATCGGAGCAACTATGTTGCTGATGCTACGAGCGGCGCCGCCTGCTTCCCTGCCGATATTGGTGAGGTTCTTGCCGATGCGCTCAAAGCCAAGCTCGCGGCCGAGGCTTTTGAAGGATTTCCCGACCTCTTCAAAGGGTCGGGTCATGCGGCTGACGGAGTCATTGACCTTGCGAACGGTCGCCGAGGCCTTATCAACCGCGTTGATCGTGATCGTGAAGGTATTAGCCATCTGAGTTACCCGCCATGCGAATGGCTTGCCTGTTCCATTCAATCAGTTCCTTCAAAGTGAGCGACCACGCATCACGTGGCCCCCAGCCGTAATACTTGGTGAGCTCGGCAATCAGCTCTGGCCAGCCTCCTCCGCCTGACCAGCTCCGGTAAAACCCTCGAGAAACTTGTTCGCCGCGACCAGATCGCGTTTGCTGAACTTCTCGACGACACTGCGCGGGATTGCGGCCACCAACGAAATCAACGTGATCGCAGACCCGATCATGGTGTCGGCCCGAGCCGCTTTCTCCATCTCGCCCGCAGTCGGCTCGCGGAGCTTGATTTCATCGTAGGTGATGGCGCTTTCAGCTTTTCCGATGACTACTGGCTTGCTGAGGGTGATGGTGATTTCGTCTTCAAACATGGCTCAATTCTCCGTAACGGAAGGACCTTCCCACTTCACTTCAATAGTGGCGTCGGAAGATTTGGATTCTTGCTGGTCAGTGGTCCACATGTTGCGACCAATGATGGTTTTGCCATTGGCGAGCTCGGCGACGACGGTGGCGTTGTTCATCGCATTGATGTCGCTAATGCTGAGGTTTGAGGCATCACGCAGTGTGGCGGCGATGTAGCCGGGCTGCGGCGTTTCGCTGTAGCCGTGAATGCCGTCCTGCCCCTTCAAGGTTTCCCGGGACACGCCGGAAATCTTGTAAGAGAAGTCGCCGGCCAGCATGTAGCTCACGCCATCGATAGTCAGGTAACAGGTACCGGCAAGGCGGTTTGGGTCAGCCATAATTTTCTCCAGGCGAAAAAAAAACCGCTCAAGGCGGCAGTGGACGATAAGCCCGGGTTATAGCCGGAACTGGGCCAGCAGCGCAAAAATGCGCAGTTGGTTGATCAGGGTCCCAGGCCAGAGCACGTCCACTCGGTTAGGGTTGGTTCGGTTCTGCTCGACGATCAGCTCCTTGGCAAATGCCTTGGCATCCTGGACAAACCCGTCGTACTCAAGCGCCCCGTATTGAGCGATCAAGTCAGCCTTGATGATTTTCGGCGTGACGATCGCCGAGCCAGGCGCAAAGCGAGTGCCATCGGCTGCCAGCTTCACTCGGGCATATTTGGAAGTCACCAACGACCGCTGGGCACGCAATACGTACATCAGCAAGAACAAGGTCTCGATCTGCAGATAGCTGTCATCTGCAGCACCGAAGCCGTTCTCCTGATATGTGGTGATCAAGTTATCGATCGCCACCGTGCCATCGCTCGCCACAGTGAATGTGGAGATACCATCCCAAAGCAATGTGTTGCGCTCACCCAAGTCAAAACGCGAAGGCGCCGGCGGTGCCAGCACCGTGCTCAGCGTCAAGGTTTGCAGTGGCCGGCCTGGATCAGCGCGCAGCGCCACCGCAGCGGTACCTGCCAAATCAGCCGCCCAGATCCAGGCCGGCGACGGGGAGTCATAGAAGCCCATGATCGACTCATGCTGGTTGTTGCGAGTATTGCCCGCGGTTGCCAACGTCGAAAGCGTGCCACGCTGGGCGGCGAAGATATGCCCATAAATCTGGCTGGCATAACTCCAACGACCGGTTTTGTCGTTGAGCAGGTTTTTCAGAGCATTCAGGGAAGCCGTATCGGTGTAGGGACTGACGATGAAATCGAAGGCCTCGTCACCCAAGCTCGCCAACGCAGCGTCGAGCACAGGGTTGGTAGCACCGGCAGCCATAGCGGTGATGGTCAGCGTCAGTCCAGCCGGTATTACCTCGCCGCCAGCAGTGCCCAGGTAATTCAGGCGAAGATCAATGTCGTTACCGGCGGCGCCTTTGTTCTTAGCGGTAAAGGTCACTGTCGAGGAGCTTGCCGCTGCGGTTACCGGCAGATTGCCGGAACTATTGATCATAGCCGCCAGCCCTGTGGCAATGTCCGCCGCGGGCTCAGCCGTGGCTACAGCTAAGCTGAGGAGCTGACCTGCGATGTAGAGCGAGATAACACCCGCGCCGCTTGGAGTGCCAGCGACCAGCAGTGACCCACTCGCCGCCACTGAACCCACCGCGTCAGCCAGCGGCAAAAACCACACTTCACCAAAGTTATCCGAGGCTTTGTAGGCCGCAGTCATCAGCGCCAGCATCGAGCCAAGGCCTCCTTTGGCCTGGGCATCACTCACGCCCTGGCCGAGCACAGGTACATTAACCACGCCGTTACCGGCAGCAGTGATCTGCCCGATGATTAAGGTGCGCTGAGTTTGTGCTCCGCTGTTGGCCTGGGAATTATCGACTTCCGCATAAAACAGAGGAACCCGCAGGTTCGAGGGAATATTGCTAAATGGGACGGTCATTAACTGTCGCTCCCTTGGGAAGTTTCAGGCTTGGTGATCTTGGCCGCCGGCGGCTTTTCGTCGCCTGTCTGTGACGACTCAGGCGAGGTTTCCGACTTAGGCGGCGTGCATGTAACGTCATTGCAAGCGAGCCGGCGAAGCCAGTAGTGATCGTTGTCCGCGACCTCTCGACCCTCTTCCGGAAGAGCATCGCGTTTGACCGGGTCGCGTACCAGCAACCCTGGAGAAGGATAAATTCGCATGATTACTCCTGCGGAAATTCGAACGAAAGACCACCCTCCGCTCGCCCATCAGGGCCAACATCGCGCGGCGCCGGTGTGACGGAATCGGGAAACAGTGGATCGGCATAAGTGCCAGTTGGATCAAATACATTGTGCAGGTCGCTGGTGACGCTAAGCCCGTACAGAGAAACAATCGGCTGCACAACGGACTCCGTAACCGGATCAAAAGGTGGTTGAACGGAGGCTTCTTCCATCGGATAGAAGTCCTCGGGGCCCTGGTAGAACTCCATACCGATCTGCATCACGAGTTCGCCAAGATCACTCTCCCCTTCACCGCTCTCATGCATTTGAGAGCGAATGAACGGATACTGCTGCAAGCGGCTCATGAGCGGCGGGTAGTTGATCAGCGCCATTTTGATCTGCTGCTGAATCGTCTCCAAATCCAGCAGGACCAGCGCGGCGCCACCATTGCGAGGCAGGTTTTTCTCCTGCACCCGCGCGCTGATCGCCAGAGTTGACGTCACGGTGAACTGAGGCCCGCCGTTGCGGCCCAGCGACTCCATGTCTTCAATCGGCGAATGCAGGTAGAGCATGGGGTATTCGCCCTTCCATGTGGCCATGGTCCTGGCCGAGTAAACCCGGGTGCCCGCCAGCGTCTTGCCCATCAGGCCCTCGACGGCCAGCAGGCGCAGTTCCGAGGTTGTGGTCATCACATCTCTCCGAGCATAAGCTTGGCGCCGCCGTGGCTGTCCGGACGAACCTCTTTGACGAGGAACATCTTTCCAGCGCGCGGGATGTACACCTGGTCATCGCCTGGGACCGGCTCAAGCTTGAACACGCCCAGGCGAACGCCCAAGACAGGGCATGTCGTGTTCACTGCGACCATGGGGTCGAGCGTCACGTCCCGGTAGGCGGCATCAAAGATGCCGTCTATGTCGTAGGGCTCGCCCTCGTAGGGGTGAAACTTGATCCGACTCCCGACAGGTCCGCCCTCGCCAAAGACCTTTTCCAGCGGCGCAAGCACCGCTTTATCCCAGTCGATGGCCACGGTTATTTCAACTTGGCGGACTGCAGGACTTCTGGACGGGTGCAGATGTGCAACGGGTAGCTGTACGCCTCGACCTTCCACCACATTTTGCGCTGGGTATCGAAGATCGGCAGGATGTAGATGGGCTTGCCAGGGGTGTTGACCCATTCGAAGGTCTCGCCCGGCGCATAGGCCACCTTGAAGATACCCGGCGCACCTTTCGGGAAGAACTTGGCTTCGTTCGGCTTGACGCGAATGGTAGTCGCATCATCGGAGCCGCGGTAGTTGAACCAGTTGATGCCGCCGAAGCGCATCGCCTGGAACGCATTGCCCTGACGCAGCTCTTCAGCCGCCGCCCAGTTGTAGTAGGTGCGGGTCACGTCCGGGTGGTTGGTCAGCTGATCCCAGAAATCGTCACCCACCAAGGCGAACACCTCGGTGGTCGGTAGGAATGCACCCTGGGATTTACGGGCCATGGTACGCACGATGTTGTTGCACATCGGGCGGATTGAGTTCGGTTTCTTGGCCGAGCCGTCGGCATTGAGCGACAGGTCAAAAACGATGTCGTCCGGCTTTTGAATGCCGAATTCCTGGAACCAGTCGAATTTGATCTCGCCGTCGGAGTCCAGACACATGCCTTGGATGGCGGCCAGGCGCTGGTATTCCCAGGTGTATTCGATATTGCTGGTCAGGCCAGTGGGGCCGTTGACGCGGCGCGCCACTTCGGTCTCGATCTGCATCAATTCGGTTTCACTGCCGAACGAGCGGATGTTCTGGATTTCCTGAGCGGTGATGGTATCGGAGTGCATCAGCCGCGGAACATCGAAGTAGCGCGCCTGGCGCTTTTCGGTCTGACGCTGGGTGCCTTCTTCGCCACGGTCCGAGAACGGGATCAGGACCAACTTGCCCTGGCGTTGCTCGACCGCCAGCGCAGTGGTGCGAATCGGATCAGGCTCGAACAGTTCGAGATCGCCGATGCCGGTTGGCTTGAATGGATATTTTTCAACAGCAGTGGTCAGGGCGATTTCCGAGAAAATGTCCTGATGGAAAACGTCGAGCGAGGCCATATGCATGGTTCCTAAAATGGAAAAACCCGCCGGAGCGGGTCATTTCAATGGGGATGGGGTTATCGGGCGACGATGCCGACCAGCTTCAACGCCGCCAGCGCGGTGTCTTGCTGGTGCACGTTCAGGCTTGCATCCCACACCAGTTCGAAGCCGTTGACTTCCGCCGAGCGAACCACCGCCGCTGCGGTGGCGATGTTATGGGTTGCATCGGCGAGGTCGCGCAGGATCGCGTAGGCGATGGGGCTGGCAGTCGTCGACACCAAGGGCGCCCAGCCGCCACCCGTCCAGGCCAGGGCTAGCGAGAAGGTATCGCCCGCGGCGAAGGCGGTTGCGCCGGCGGTGATGGTGAATTCCACACCGGCCCCGCCAAACGCAGTGCCGGTTACACCCGCGCCGATGGCAACGCCGAACGGGTTGGTCACTGCAAAAGCGGTAGCCGAGCTGAACGTGACGGTGTAGGCGCCGGCCGGGGCTGGCGGCTGAGCCGTGAAAGAGCCCACGGTGCCGTTGCCGACATTGCTGCTGCCGGCGGTCGAAGATGCGGTGAAGGTGGCCGGCACATCCGCGATAACGGTGCCCGGCAGGATGCGGCCGAAGCCCGCGGCAAACTGGACCTGATCAATCGATTGGTGACCATTGGCCAGGGAGACGATGAAACCGGCGTTGTGATACTGCTCGACCAAAGGGGTCTGCGGGATGTAAGACATGAGCGTGTTCCTCTGTGAATGTGTTCCGGGGCCTTACTTGCCGCGAACCTTGGACATAGCGCGATCCCAGCGACTGGCGATCGCCACCTGACGCGATGGGGAGTCGTCACCCCCGGCGCCGAGCCGCGGGTTACGGTCGGATCGGCCGCTGGCAGCGCTGGCACCGGCAGGGGTATCGCGCAGCACAGTCAATGCTTGATCGCGCGTCATGCTGGTATTGAACGCAAGGCTGGCGGCCAGAACCGGATTTCGAGCGGCATAACGAGAACCAAAGATGGCGGCGCAGCGGGCACGCTCACGGCGACGGGCGCTGGCTACGGCACTTTTGCCATGCAGTTCATCCTCGTCGTCTTCCGCATCAGGATCATCATCGTCCGCCGACTTGCTGCCTTTGGCGCGACGGGATTTCTTATCGTCCTCATCATCTTCGGCGTCGTGATCATCCTCATCCGCGTCGAGATCATCGTCCTTGTCGTCGGCATCCTCGCCAGCCTTGGCGCGCTTGGCCTTGCGGGATTTTTTGTCGTCGTCTAACTCCTGATCGTCGTCCTTGTCATCATCTTCGGCGCGGGCGTCTTTTTTGCGCTCCTCCTCGTCTTCATCAGCGCGAGCATTTTTGCCGCGCATCGAACCGATACCTGCCAGATGGGCGAACGAAAGCGCGCTCGCCACGCGGGAAAGCTTGGACATGTGAACCTCGGTGTATTTGGGGGTAGAACTTCAACCCAGCTCGGCGAGCAGGGAATGGAAGGCTTCGTCGGGCGCCTGGACGGCATCGGCAAAGCCGATCTCGACACCGGCGGCGCCAAGAAAGGTGGTGGCCTGGGTAGCCCGCACGGTCTTTACAGAAAGGCCGCGATTACGAGCAACAGTCTTCACGAACAGCTCGCCCATGGCGTCGACATCGGACTGGTAGCGCAATAGCGCCTCATCCGACAATGGCCGTGAATCTGCACCGTCCGCCTTGCGGTCACCGTAGTGAATCAGCGTCACATTGACGCCAGCAGCACCGAGGGCCTTGGACATGTCAACATGCATACAGATGACACCAACGCTTCCGGTACCTCCGGTACGCGGCACTACGATGCGGTCGCACGCGCTGGCCAGGGCGTAGGCTGCCGAATAGGCCGATTCAGTGAGAATCGACCAGATTGGCTTGCCACCCCGGGCCTTGTAGATCGAATCGGCCAGATCGAAACACCCGGCAACCTCACCGCCCGGACTGTCGATGTCGAGAACGACAGCGCGTACCGCGTCATCGGCCAAGGCCATGCTGAGATTAGCGCGCAGTCCGTCGTAGCCTGTCATGCCGCTGTAAGGCTTCAGCGTGCCGAGCTTCTGCACCAGCGTGCCTGTCACCGGAATGATGGCAACACCCTCGACCACCTCATACGCCCGGGCTTGAGCAGGCTCGCCAATATCGTCATCCCAATCATCCAGGGCAACTACTCGCCCGTCCGCATGGAACAGGCGGGCCAGGCCAAATCGATCCGCCAGGGCGGCCATCACGATTTCGGCCTTTTGCGGCGTGATCGCCAAAGGCACATTGAACAGCTTCTGCGCCAGGTGTGGATAGTTTGTCATTGCGCTTGCTGCGCCTCCTCGGGAGTCGATGCGTTCGTGGCGTCATTGCCGAACCAGCTGGGTGGCGGCAGGCCGGCTTCCCGGAACTGCGCCACCTCGACGGCGCGTTGCTGGATGACTTCTTCGTAATCCAGGCCCTGTTCCGCGCATTCGCGCTTGAGCGTGGACAAGCCGCCATCCATACCGAGAATGGCACCTTGCTTTTCCTTGACCGGATCTACCCAACCGCGAGCCACGCCCAGCCAGTCGCAGCGGGAGTAAGCTGTGCGGGCCTCCAAAAAGTCGGGAGCACCGTTGGGCAGCGGAAGATCACCGTTGTCCATGGCCTCATGCAGCCAGCAGGCATAGACAGGCGTTGCCGTTCCGATCTTGAACTCGGTGTTGCGACGGGTCAGCGTCTTCCAGCTTTCGAGCAATGCAGCCCGGGCGCTGGAATAATTGGTCTTCGACCAGTCCTGCGTGATCTGCTCTGCCGAGATGCCGGCCGCCGCCGCAAAGGTGCGTGACATCTCGCTGGCAAATTCGCCGAATCCATTGTGTGGGTGAGCCGCCCCCACTGAAGTGATCGACTCCCCAGGGGCAAGGGTTGGAATCCTCGCACCCGACAGCATGGCCGGGCGCTCTTCGTGCCAGTCGGCCCGTATGCCTTGATAGGCAGAAAGCTCATCCGTGTTATCCAGCGCCTCGGCAACCTGGGCAGGATCGTAGGGACTGGTGACGTAGGTCCCGAACGTCGCGGCAATGGTCGCCGCCTGAAGTTCGACGCCGTAATAGCGCGCCAGCATCTTGAAACGAGCCAGAACCGGGGTGAATACCCCGACGCCGCGATTCTGCCCGGCGCGGTCCTGCTCAAAATCATGGATAACCCGGTGCCAGCCGTCCTCGTCTTCGCGCTCGACGCGCTCCCAGTCCATGCTTTCGACCGAGTTGTACCAGTCGTTCTGGTGCGCCTTGCGAATGTGATACGCTAAGGGCACACCGTGCTCGTCGATTTCGACGCCGCCACGCATGTACTTGCTGTCGACCATCTGAAACGGATTCGACAACCGATCAGGGTCCACCACCATAAAGGAAGTGGCATAGGTCGCCCTACCGTAGCCAACACGCTCCGGCATCCAGTACGCAACCACCAGTGAATCGCCGTCGATCAGCTTATGACGCAGCGCCAGGCGTAACTGCTGAGAGACGGTGAGGCGTCGAGAGACATCGCCGTACCGGCCAATATCGTCGGCAAAACCGCGCCAGCGCGCCTCCGCAGCTCGCCGGAATTCCTCCGCCCATACCGCGTCGAATTTGCGGTTGCCCGTCAACGCGGCCAAAGCGCGGTAGTCCGGGTTTGCCGACAGTCGTAACGCAGCACCGACGGTGTTGTCGAGAATCCGCGTGATGCCGCCAGCGGCCAGACCATCGTTACGAACCAGATCACGGTGGCGAGCCACCATGCGGTCGCGAAATTGGTTGATCTCCGCGTCAGGCGAGCGAATCCAGGGCAGCCAATTGCCCATTTCCTGAGTGGACCAGTTCGAGGCCTCATAGGGGAATACCGACTGACCCGCCATGCCCTCTGTCAAGGTGGTGGCATTACCCCTGGCCTTTGGCGGCATGGGTGTCAGCGGCTGGCCGCGAGAGTCGACAATCACCGATTCATTTGTCATTAGAACACCGGCCTGATTGCACGGCGCCGCTTCATGCCCAGGGCATACAACAGCGCGTTGATGTGAGCCTGCAAGGCGCCGATATCGGCGCGGGTGTAAGTCACCGACTTCGACCCGTCTCCTTGCGTGTAGCTGTATGCTTCGCCCTTCGCGCCTGTACTCAGGTCATGAAGCGCTTGCTGCGACTCGGCCAACCATTGCTGCAAGGTGGCTGGAGCAACGCCGCTAAAGTTATTGAGGCGTGGTGTGAACATCGGAATCTCCTACGCCATTCGCGAAATGGACGATTTACGCGCTTTCTTTTGCGTGTCGGGGGGATGCCCAGCTGCGACGGGGTCGGCCTGGGCCGCCTCGACCACACGTTGAACGGGAGGACCGATCAAGGCATTGACCTCCTCGGCACGCTTGTTGAGTTTCAGACCCATATGCAGAAGGCCGCATAGCGCGGCGTAGGCGTATACCCGACAGTCCAGGGCCTCGTTCGCCCGTCCAGGAGGCAGCTCCCAGACGCGGTACCGCTGGCCGCCCGACGTTTTCAAGACGGAACGTTCAGAGGTCAACTGCGCGAAGTAATTGATGTCTCGATCTGTCGGGAAGTGCATGTAGCCAGGACCGTGATCGATCAAGTGCAGCCTGGAACGGACAGAGTCCTTAGCGGCGTTCACGCCGATGATTACCGGTCGGAAAGATGCTTTGTTGCGCTTGCTCGGTATCTTGATCGGCCATACCGGGGAGCGTTTGCCGCCAACAGCCGATTCGCCTTTGATCGCCCAAACACGCCGCCCCAAACGGGCTTTGGCGAAGTCGTACACCTTCTGCGTGTGGTTGCCGCCAGAGTCATGACAAACCGCCATGACTTCGAAAGGCCGCCCGTCCGCGCGGTACCAGATTCGCTGCAAGTAGGCATCCAGCCTGTTCCAGGGCTCTGGCGTCTCCATATCGCCCTCGATGACTTCGAAGTCGATAGACCAGCTTTCTTCGTTCGCCCCCCAGCCGACCACCTCACATTCGAAACGGTCACCCTGTGTATCAACTCCGACTGTAATCACGGCGACGCCATCAGGGACTTCAGCACCCCATACCTCGCACCGCGCGGCCAGACGATCCTCCTGCAGAGCACGATCGCCACGATCCTCGTAGGTTTCGCCCAGCACCAGGTTGATAAAAGTCTGCCGCATCAGCGGGTCGTCCTTCACCTCCAGCCATTCAGCCACCAGCTTGTGCCAGGCGGCATTAACGAAAAGGCTATAACCGGCCCAGATATGAAATCCGGCATGGCCTGTAAACGGCTTGGTCGCCCGCCATTCACCACGTTCAACCATCTCGTCTTTATCGATTTCACGAATGACGCAGCCCGTGGCCTTGCAGACGTAAAACACGCTTTCGGGAACCCCGGCACCGCTCTCGTCTTTGTCCCACTTCATGCCATAGGGCGTGTCCGGGCCACCCCACTCCAACACCTGGTATTCACCGCAGTGGGGGCATGGAACGAAGTATTTGCGCTGGTCGCTGTTGGCGTAGCTCTTTTCGATCCGGCTTTGGCCTTTTACCGTGGGCGTGCTGCCCATGATGATTTTCCGGTTCCAGAAGCTTTCGGTCCGCTTGATGCCCAGCTTGATCTGGTCGCCTTCCTTGCCAGCACCCATTACTGGGTAGCCATCGACCTCATCGAACATCACCACGCGCGCGGTAATCCGCCGGAACCCGCCTGGGCTATTCGCGCCGACAAACGCCATCGAGGCGCCGTTGCGGAACATCCGCTTGTTGATCTTCTGCTTGGAGTCCTTCCTTTTGAGGTCTCCCACAATTGCCTTTAGCACCGGGGTATCCCTAAGCATCGGCTCAATTTCGGTGACGCTGTAGTCTTCCGCGTCCTCTACCCGGGGCTGGACAACCAGGACGGGCGCCGGGTCCTGGTGGATGAAGAAGCCGGACGCATGGTCCATGATCTTGGTGTAACCGACCCGCGCCGACTTCATCACCGAGACAATCTCGACGGTAGGATCGGTAATCGCGTCCATGATCCCGTTCTGATAGGGGAACGCATGGAACCGGCCCGTTTGGGCGCTAGTCTCCCCGGATAGCATTGCGTATTCAGCGGCCCACTGGCTGAGTGTCAGCTTCGGTGGGGGCTGTATATTGCGTCGTCGGGCATGGAGCAAGCCCGCTTTCAGAGCGGCATGACCCTCGGCGTAACGACGCACCTCATCGGTTGATCCCTTCTCCGTCACGGGTCAACTCCTCAAGCGCTTCAACAATAAGTCCATACATGGCGTCCTGAACCTCCAGCACTGTCTTCAGGCGATGAATCCGAGGGGCATTCTCTGAGGGGATGGCCAGGAGTCTGGTCCGAACTTTCGCGTATTCCTCACCGACGGCGCGGGTCACATCCTCGACGGCGACCACCAGGCGCGATTCGCGGTCGTATTCCAACTGCTCGCGCAGGGCCAGGTAGTTCTCCTTGACCCGCTTGGCCTCATCGATATTCATGTTCGCACCGGTGGCGATCAGGATGCGGGCAGTGGCCTGCTCGACCGTCTCACCGGGCTTGATTGTTACCCTCTTGGATGCGCGGGTAACAGCGGATTTCTTTTCCGAACTCTTGTTACCCACCGCTGTTTGGGTAACAGGATTTGACTCATGGGTAACAACATCCGAGCCGTCGCGGCGATACTTTGCGATCAGAGCATTGGAAGCATCGACATCAAGCTCGCTGCCCTGAAACACAAGCCAGCCGCGCTCTTTCCACTTGGTGACGGTCTTGCGACTGACGCCGTGGAGGGTTGCAAACTCGCTCTGATTCATGGGGGCGCCTTGTTACCTGTTACCCAAATTGAAAAAATTCGCAGCTAGAGAAACAGCGCGGCGCGCAATGCCCTCGATGTCGAAGGCCTCAGGAGGGACCCAAGCATGGGGGGGGGTGGCGCACCATTACGGTGCAATTACTACCCTCGGCGCGCAGACGCCAGGGCTTTGGCCATAGCCTCACCGAACACCGCGTTGAACCTGCGATCTACCAGCGCCTTTGCTCGGCTCCGATAGTTCAATCGTTTGTTCACGGTGAGCGAATCACCGAAGCGAATCAGCAGCTTCAAGTGAGCCGGCTGCTTTCGCTTAGCCGGAATGCGCTGCCATACACCGTTGATTGTTCCGGACTTCGACTTCACCGGACCGATGAAGATATCCTTGCGGGCCTTCAACCGATCCAGCACCTTGCGTGGCAACTGTCCATATTGATCGAGCTTGATGTTCTTCGGGTTGAAGAGCGCTCGACCAGATAGAACGTGGCTACCACCATCCTCATACGGCGCCAGGTACTTGGCCGCGATGGGCCGAACAAACACCGTGGCCGTGAGCGTGTCTTTACGGGCACCTCGTACACCAACTGACTTCTGGGTGAATGGCTTGGGCTTCTTGAAGGTCGCGGCAATGTTCTGGATCTCGTCAGCCTGAACCTCTTTGGCCAAGGCCGTCAGTGCTTGCGCAGTAGCGAAAGCAACCTGCTTGTAGGCCAAGGCCGAGAGCGATTTGGTGATCTCTTTCACATTGGCCCGGACCGAAATATCAAACGCTCCAGCCATATACCACCTCGACAGACAGCCTCTGATTAAAGCGCTTTCTTCGCCAGAGCCACAGCCTCATCCCAGAACACAGGGAGCTCATGGCCGAGGGCGGAGAGGATGGTTTCGAGCTTGGCGATCAGGTCGGGCGCCGGGGCAGCGACGTGCGCTGGCTCACTAACCTGGGCAACAGGCGCCGCATCAGGAACCACGACAACCGGCGCCGACGATGCAATGGCGGTCTGTACTTCTACTGGCAATTCGGACATGACTGGAGCCTCTACGAAAGGTTTCGCAATCCATGCGACGATTGATTTCAGGAAATTAGGAGTTTTCATTCTTGCCCCCCCCGTCGGGCTGCGACTGGGACAGAACCCGGACGACGGCGACACCGATACCCAGCGCCATGTTGATGGCCGCGTAAATCAGCGGGTTGACTGCGCCCTGGAACACCGTCCAGCCAATTGCACCAGCATTCAGCACTGCACCGGCCAGAGCCAGGCGTACAGACCAGAGCTTGTGACAAGCAGCGACGTTCTCGATCAGCTTCATAGCTCATCCGCCTTGCGCTCAGACCAGCGCTTGCCGAGTTGTCGAACCTGATCAACGCCTAGAATGCCGACGAAGCCGGCGGCGAAGAATGACCACCCACTGCTTAACCCGAACTTCTGCACCGTCAGGCCGACCACCATCACGATCAAGGCCCCAAGGACAGACTCGATAATCTGGCGGACAGGCTTGGTCTCTTTGCCGTCGTACTGAATCCGCAACCAGATCAGGAGGAACGTCAGGACCATGGCCAGCCCGTTGTCGCGGAGGGCATTCAAAACCATCGCCCAGAAGGAAGGGTCTTTTTCGGGCATGATTTTCAATCCGAAGTCCTCCCTTCTGGGAGTAGGAGAATAAAAAAGACCGTCAGGTGGCGGCCAAACGCTGGGGAGCAGCGGCGAATAGATCAGCCCCGGCGGCACTCCCAGCTCAGAGCGAAGGGTGTGGCGGGGCCGAAAACAAGAAGGCCCCGATCAATGTCGAGGCCCTGAATAGGTGCGCGTGTCTTCCCACGCTGCCAGCCAAAGACCATCGCGGCGTCGACACCCAAGTGCATCGATCTCGCTGCTCCTGTCTCGCGCCACCCTGAAAGCGTGTTAGGTCAGAGCGCGCGGGCTGCCGGTGTTGATTCCGTACGTCGCACTATCCGGCTATCGACGTCCAGGCCTTCCGTGAGGCTGCCCTGGTTACAGGTGAAACTACAGATTCTTTTTGTGGATCCGCCAACCCATGGCGACACCGGGATGCAAATACTCGCCGGTGCGTGGATGGCGCGAGAAGTCGGTCTCGCCAACTTGGCGTGCGACCGCCTCCCATGCCGTTCTGGCGCGCTCCAGCAGATTGCTTTTGGCTTTCAGCTTCATGCGCATCTCCAGAAGGTTGAATTCGAGGCAATAAAAAACCCGGCGCGGTGGCCGGGTTCTTTGTAGTCAGTCCTACACACGCAGGAATGACAGGATGGAGATAATTTCGCTCATCCGCTCACTGATGTCAACAGGCAATCATGCTGCCTGCCCAATCAGCAAACCTTCCGCCTCTAAAATCTCTTCTGCATGCGCCAGTGCGTCGTTAACCAGGCTATCGGCCGTCTGTTGAATCGTTAGCCTCCAGCGGCGACGTGTCGACTCCGGAGTGCCTTCGTTATCCCATGTGTTCATATCGTAGAAGCTGTCCTTGAGCACGATCATTCCCGAGGATCTGGACTCATCTTTTTTGGCCTTGGCGTGGCCGGCAGTCACTGCCGCCATCACCATTGAGTTGCGTCGCCAGTCCGGAGCATCCAGAGGGATTTCCACCGAGACGGAGGTGGCAATCTTGGGCCGAACGCCCTTCAGCTGGGGAATTGCCCATGCGGTGAGCGCCTTGTACAAGAACAGCTTTGGCGCCGGGGTACCGACATGTACCTGAAGGTTACCGAGCGATTGAACCTTGCGCGCCCGGTGAGTGCTGTACTTGGCCACGAGAGCATCCCAGTGTTTAGGCTCGAGTGCGCTGTGCAGCCGAGCGGAGACCCAGCAATCCACTTGCGTGCGGTCAATGGTATCAGCCCCTCTGGAGCGAACGAGCGTCGCTAGATCGCCCCCCTCTTCCTCGTCTTCCGAGTTGTATAGCTTTTGCCATGCCTGCTTGCTGGTGTTGTCGATAGCTTCGGCGGCGAGGGCCGAAACAACTGCGTTCAATACGCCTGGATAGATCATGCTGCAGCCCTCTTCAGTTCTTTGGTCTTTGCCCGGTACTCGGCGGTGATGGCTTTCACTTCTACGCGGCATTGCATTGGATTCGAGCCTCCAGGCGTTTCGCCTTCTTTGTGAACACCGCCTTAAGGCGCTTCAAGTACGGGATTTCATGGCGGACCAGATCCTGATTGCACTCCAGCCATTCCACCTTTTCGGCGCCGATCTTCTCGACCAGGCGAGGCCGGTAAACCATGATGTTTCCGCTCAGGTGGGCATTGCACTGAGAGCAGGACTTGTTCATGTTCCAGAGGTTGAAGCGCAGATGTGCGGCGGCGCCAACGCTGCGGAAGTGAGAGCAATGCCATTGGCCGCCCCAGGTCGCCGGCTTGTCGCAACTGATGCAGCCCAGATGTGCGTCACGCAGACGGACGTAGCGGTTTATGACTGCCTGGGCTTCCTTGGCGTGATCGCCGCGACTTTTCAGGGCCTCTTTGCGCACCTTGATGTCACGTCGCCCGACATCAGCAAAGGCCTTGCGCGCGCTTTCCTGGCCCTTCTCCGACTTTCCGTAGGCGATGGCGCACTCGATCTCGCCGCACACCGCTTGCGAGTCGCGGGACGGCGAGAACATCACTCTGCACTCTGGGCAGCGCTTTCGACGTGCGGCACCAGACTTGAGCGGGGTTTTGCGTTGCAGCGGCGTGCGCTTCATGCCGCCGCCTCCCATTGCTCTGGCATCTTTCCTTTCGGCTCGCTCCAGGTGACGCCCTTGTCAGCGCCGAATGCGTACATGCACTCGATCACATCGCCCAGCTCAGCCACGGTCATGCGCTTGGTGCTTTCGCCAAGCATGACCACGCCGCCGTTAATGCCCTGAGCCATGCGGATTTCCTGGCGCGCCGCTGCGGTCATCAGCGCCTTCCAGTCCTCGCTGTCGAGCTTCTGCATCACGCCATTTACTGGCCATTCAACCTGGCGGGAGATGTCGCCGAGCATCGCCCAGAGCTTTGCGTTCTGCTCCAGGGTGCGGCGGGACTTCACCGGGCGGACGATGATCTCGACGGCGCCCGCGGCGGACAGCTCGGTGGCGAACAGGTAGGCAAGCCGCAAAACCTCACGAACCCGCGCAGGGCCAGCCGACCAGAAGTGGCGGGGTTTGTGGATTACGTTGGTCATGACTTCGCCCTCCATGGCAAGAAAGCTGCTTCTGCGAGCTTCTTCATTTCGGCGAAGTCGCGGCGGTTTTCCCAAAGGATCACGGCGCCAAAAATAAATGGGGAGATGGGCAGCATCACCAAGCAGTAGACGCGCGCCGCAAACTGGTACTTGATCATCCAAGGCCGGATACCCTTCGGATTGAAGGTAGGGATATTCATGACTGCTCTCCCTGGCCCTGGGCGGCGTCGCAATTCGCGCAAACGCCGTTGTTGGCATCCATAAACCCTGCGCCGTGGCTGTTAACTGGATAGCCATCACCGCAGGCGCACCAGATGATTTCTTTGCTCGGGCCCAACTTGCGCAGCCCCTCCACCTCAGCCTTCAGCTCAGCATTCACCCGCTCGTAGGCTTCGTAGCCGGTGCGTAGGCCGGCTACTTCGGCGCGGAGCTGGTCGCGCTCGTCCTCGGTCTTCAGCAGGTCGTTTGTGAGCTGTTCGTTGACGCTACGCTCGGCTCCAATCTCCTCGGCAGACTGACTGCGATCCAACTTGCTCAGCTTCTCAGCCGAGGCGCGGTAGTGGTCGCGCATTTTCTCTTGGCAGGCGGCGTAGGTTTTCAGTGCGCCGAACTGCTTCTTGAGGGTCTCGTAGTCGTCTGCCGGTTTGGCATTCATGTTTTGTGGTCGGGCGAAGATGGCGCTCAGCCGCTCGTTTTCGGCGATCAGCGCCAGCACGGCGGCAGGGTTGGCGGCTGCGATGAACTGGGCATCTGGACATTCCCCGTCGTCTTCGAACGTCTCGCACACCGTCTCGCAGTCATGGCTTAGCACCTGCATGATTCCGCCATGCTGATACCAAGGGCCTGGGGTTGCAGCCTCGGCCAAGCGCTTCAGTTCAGTGTTGTCGGTCATGATTTCACCTTCACGCCAGCGGCTTCGACTGCCTCGTAGACATCGCTCGAATACATGAGCGAACCAATTACCTTTGGCAGCTCAATCACCAGCGCCTCGCGAGAGGCCGTCCAAGCCAGCCAGCGATTTCCACAGGCGGCGTCGCGGTGATCGACAAAGCCAAAACGCCGGTGATGCCAGATATTGAATTGGGTCAACTCTGTTTTCTCGCCCGTGAGGGGAGCCCAATGGGCCTCAGCCCAATCTTTAGTGGAATTTCCGCTCATGCCCGCTTCTCCCCTGCTTCTGCGATCACTGCCATGCGCTCCAGGCGCTCGGCGGCCTGATTGCCACGACGTTGGCTGCCGTCAGCCCGGACCAGTCGGTGATCTGCTCCTGAACTCATGAGCACCATGTCTCCTTGGTGGCGAGTGATCTGGAAGCCTTCGGCCTGTAGGGTTTGTACGGTGCTGCGTTGGAGTGGGGTCATTGGGCGGTCCTCAGCAATTCAAGCTTGGCTTCCTGCCTGCGGATACGGGATGCAGCGGCCAGGAGGAGGATGTTGATTCGCTCATCACTGCCCAGCACCTGAGCCAGGTCGACAAGGCCCTTGATCAAATCCTCTGCCAGCTCGTCATGCGGACCCAGCAGCGCCATTAGCTCCGGCAGGGCATTGACTGCTGCCACCGCCAGCCATGAGTCGCGCTTGTAGCTGAAACTGGCCCAAGGCTCCTCTTTCGGCCAAGGCCTACCGATCTGGAATTTCTCGACCGGATTGCAGATTCCACCCATGCTTTGCGCCGTGGTAGACCATTGACCCGGCTTGTGTTCCGCCTGCTCGATGGCTCGCGCAAGAGATTCCGCCAGCGAGTACTGCTCGTTGTGTTGGGTCATTGCGCCGCCCTCTTTCCGAACTTCGCCATCAGCAGCTCACGCGCCGAGGCGCCGTCTACCGGGATTCCTTGCTGGATGATTCGCGCCCGGGCCTGCTGCTCTGCCAATTCGTCAGCCAGTTCCAGTTGCGATTTCTGGCTGTCGTGACCGATGCCGGCGAGGATCTTTCCGTCCAGCGGCTGACCTTCCTGGGCGCGGCGGATCACCACGGCGTAGTTGTGATCGAAGCGCTGGCGAAGGCCCTTGTCTTCCTGCTTTGCCGCGCGCAGGTCGAACAGACCAGTGGCAATGGCCGCGATCTTTACGCCGTCGTGGCTGTAGGCCTCCATCAGCGCCTCCATCCACGCCCCGGCGGCCGAAGGCATGCCGAAGTCTTCCGGGCCTGGCACGCACATCGCGATGAACTCACCAACGCTCGGCGCGAAAGGCTTCTTGAGCTTTCGGCACTTCTGGATACCGAACTCGATCTGCTCCAGAGTGCGGATGCCCTCATCGGCGAATTCCTTGATCCACTCGGCCTTGGCGGCGTCGAGCGCTTCGGTGGATGGCCATGCCTGGCGCCACGCCGGGAATATCCCGCGCAGGCGACGGAACAGGTCATTCACCACTTCTGCCGTCTGCGGCGTCACCTGGAGCGGTTGAGCGTGATTGGCTGGCGGCAGGTTTCCCATGGTCGCCATCAGTTGGTTGACTGGCTTCATGGGCTCACCACGATGCCTTCGGACCAGGCGTTGCTGTCGAAGTCAGGCTCGTTGCTCTGGCGGCGCGCCGGGAACTGACGGACGTTGCTGGCTTGATTTCGGTCAGTTTTGACCCACTTCACCAGCAGCGCCACCCATGCGTCTTGCGTCTCCATCCGGCCGGATGCCGTGTAGTGACAGACGAACGAAGCCGTGGCATCAGCAGTGAACACATCCACCGGCAGCGTCATCCGAAGGGCATAGTTTTTCAGGAGGTTCCGGTTCGGCTCCCAATCCAGCGTCATTTCAGATGGCGCCTTGGGGTCGACAGGAACGGGGTCGGCTTCTGGATTTTCTTCTCCCTGCACACCTTCGGCTGGCGCCAAGCCGTCGAACGTTTCGGCGACCAGCGCTTCGTGCGCAGAGAGAGAGTTGTGTTGATCTTTATTCTTCTCTACATCTACATCTTCTTTAGGTAACGCAGAAGTAACGATGCGAGCGTTACCTTTTGCGTTACCTGCTTTATGACTGGCAACGCGTTTTGCCGTGAGAAGCCTGTTTTTAGCGGTCCTCCCGTTGTGGCGGTCGAAGTGTGGGAGGCTGATAACACCGTCGATCTCGATCATCCAAGCAACAGATTTCATGTGTTCGCAGAAACCGATAACACCAACGAGACGATCAAGTAACTTTTTGCTAACGCTCGGAGCGTTACCGTTCTCTGTTTGCTGGTCGAACCAGCCCCACACACGCATCAGCTTGCCGACGACAGCATCAGGGTCGATATCGGCCAAGTCTGCGATCTGGCAAACCTCGGGCTTATCCAGGGTGGTGAGTTCGAATTTGATCCAGTCCCCGGCCATTACGAGGCCTCCTTGGTCTTAGCAGGCCGGTATGCGTTGAGAGCCCGCAACGCGGTGTGGTGACGACGCTGGGCGTTGTACTCGGCCTTCTTGGCGGCGCGAACACGCTGGAACTGCGCCTCGGTGAAATCTACGACTGGCTGGAAAGCATCGCTGTACGGATCGAACGGACCGTCAGGTCGGCCGTATGCCTCGAAGTACGTGTCGTACAGCGAGCGCAATTCAGCCTTGAGGGCCTTTTTAGTGGTCTGCGCCTGGAACAGCTCAAGCGCAGTCAGGGCTGCGCGCTCGATCAGTTGTTGGTAGGTAGGGGCTTTCATGCCAGGTCCTCCTCGGTCGCCTTGCAGTGGCAGAACTGGCCGTCCCACGTTTTCTTCATAGGGAGTTTCTGTGCCATGTAGAGGTCGTGCAGGCGCTTGGCCCCCTCTTTCAGCAGGATCGGTGTGTACTTGGCGAAGGTATCCATGCCCTCGTTCGAGATATTGGTAACTTTCTCGGTGAGGTACTTGTCGCGGGCGATTGAGCCGACCCGGAACTTGACCGAGCGCTTCTCGTCTCGCTCCGAGTTGAATATCCACTTGCGGGCCAGTAGCGCGTTGTTGACCTGCTGGCAGTTCACGCCATTCAGGCGCTTGCAGAACTGCGTAGGGGTCATACCCACCTGGAAGATGGATTCAAGACTGGCGATCTTCTCGGCCTGCTGGTGGTTCTCGACGCGCAGCACCTCTGTCTGCTCGATCTGGTCGGCATACAGGCGCAGGGCTTCAGCGTAGGAAGGTAGTGCGACCGACTTCCTATTTTGAGCCTCAAGCTCATTCAGGCGACGAATCACCTTGAGGCGCAAAGGAACGCTATAACCGGTCAGCAGCAATTCGGTCAGCTCACGATCAAGGTGCAGATTTGAGGTGTATCCACGCGAATCCAAGTCTTCACGTACATGGCTCAAATCTGAGCCATCCTTTTTCAGCTCATCGAGCATCTCTCGGATGTCACGGATGACGTTTTTGTGCAGCTTCCGGGTAAGGTCCGCAATTTCGGAGCTGGACATAGAAACTTCTCGCGCCACGTTTTGCGATTGCAGAAAACGTGGCGCAGATTCGTTGGTGTTGACGACTGATTGGGGAATAGGCATTATTCGCTCCAGAACTTTGTTGTATGTGCTGCACAAAAAGCCACCCTTGCCCGGTGGCTTTTTTGTGCGTCCGATTTACTGCAAAGGGTCAATTGGTTCATCTACCCCTCCTTTTCGGCCCTTTCGAGGCCCTTTTTGTGTTCAACCAGAGAAAGCAGAGGCGCCTTGCGCTTCATCTGCTCCATCTGGGCCTGGATCGCGAGTGATCTACCTGCACGCAGGTATTCTTTCGTCGCGTGTTCAAGGCTCCATCCGAGCTCGACACTTAACTGTCTAACCTCGTCCTGAGCCCCTTCTTCCAGGAGGTCGAAGGTTCTTTCAGGCATAGGTCCTCCATAGGGCTCTTAAGCTGATTTATCCTGTGCACAGGCATTCATCTCTCGGATCAGTTGGGCGGCACCTAAGCGGCGCGCAATCATTGAAAGCTCATGGATATAAGTGGCGAGCTGCATGCCTGCTTGCTTTGCCTCCATGCGTAGGTAGCGCAAGTCTTCAGGGGTGAATCGCGCCTTGATAACGGCGCTGCGTTTGTGGGATGGGTCGTCGTATGCCATTGGTGAGGCTCCTTGGTTGTTCGAAAGGGTTAAGCGGCCGTAAGGGCCGGAATATTCAGTGGCGGAAAAACGTCATCCAGGGTCACGGCGGCGCCGCTGGCATTGAGGGCGTCGACAATGCGTCGGCACTCTTCAAGGCCTGGCTTGCGGCGGTCGTTCTCGTAATGAGCGATAGCGCCTTGGGTCAGGCCTACCGTTTTGGCCAGTGCGGCCTGGGTGACGCCGACCTTTTCGCGAATCGTCTTCATGTTGGACATAGGGTTTCTCCGTATTCTTGAGCAGATATTACTTTCTGTAATTTTATTGCGCAAGCGGCATTACGCGCTGTGACTGGCGCGAGGGTATACAGGGCGTAATGATGTGCAGATGAAGAAATGGTACGAGCTGGCAAAGGCCAGAATGAAGGAACTCGACATCACCCAGGAGCAGGTCGCCGAGCAGATGGGCGTCAGCCAGGGTGCGGTCGCTCATTGGCTTGGCGGTCGCCGAGAGCCATCACTTGAAAGGATCGGCGCCCTTTTGGAGTATCTGGGGCTTTCCTCAATATTCCGCGAGAACGGCGCCGGCACGCCCGAGCGTCGCCCAGTTGAGGCGAATGCTGAGTACCTGGGCGATATGGCCGTATGGAGTGATGGCGACCCGCTAGAGGATGATGAGTGCGCAGTCCCCTACTATGCAGAAGTCGAATTTGCCGGCGGAGACGGTATGACAGTTGTGATGGAGGTCGCAGACAGGACGCTTCGTTTCAGCAATGCCACCTTGAGAGCAGCAGGTGTTGAGTGCGAGAACGCGGCGGTGGCCAGGGTTCGCGGAACCAGCATGGAAAAGCTGATCTTGGATGGTGCGGCTATCGGCTTCGACCGCGCCGACATATCAATCATCGACGGCGAAATCTACGCCTTCAACCACGAGGGGATGCTGCGCGTAAAATATCTGTACCGGCTTCCCGGCGGCGCCATCCGCATCCGCAGCGAGAACGCTGACGAGTTCCCGGATGAGATAATGAGCGCGGAGCAATACCGGCACGAGGTCAAAATGCTCGGCCGTGTCTTCTGGTGGTCAACCGTCCGCCGATCCCCGAAAAAGAAGTAGCCCAACCCGCCAACAAGGCCCGCCACTGAGCGGGCTTTTTTGTGCCCGCAATTCGGCCGGCACCCGGCCTGGGCGTAATTTATTACAGAAGCTAAAAAATTTATTACATCGAGTATTGACGATGATTATTACAGCGCGTAATGTTCACTACATCGAGTCACCCAACAGGGACTCGCCAGGGCCTTAGGGCCCGCCGCAACACAGGCAGCGATGCCAGGCAGACGCCGAACGCTCTTTTACAACTTGACGTGACCCAACGACGTACCGGCAACCCCGGTGGTGAGAAAGCTAAACCGTCGTCCATGCAGCCTCTGGATCGCTGCCGTACTCCCACATGTGAGTACGCGAAACCACGCTTCCAAACCGGAACAGCATCGAACACGAAATGTGCGACGCCGGTGAGAGACGACTCGGAAGTGTTGCGTGGTGGAGAGAACAGATTTCCTCGATGACCTTGGAGACAGGGTCATCCGGAAAATCAAACAAGCAAGGAGATACAAAGATGGGCAGACAGGTAACGGTGAGCTTGGTGCCGCTGCTGAAAGCAGGTTGCACGCTCAGCATGCATAAAGGCCATGACGAAACATGGCTGCGAGTGGTGATGCCAGACGGCGGTCACTTCAACAGTGATGCCGAGGACTGCCTCAGCTTCGACTGCCGGAGCATTGAACACTCCACCAATGCATGGATGGAGAAGTGGCTTATCGCAAATGGCGTGCCTTATGCGCATGGCTGATCCGAATATTCCTGATGCCGCTTCTATGANNCGGCATTGGAAATCAACGGAGATCAGGAAATGAAAATAGAAGCATCGCCTAGACAGAAAGTCGTCCTGGAAGCGCTGAAAAAATGGATATCTGAAAACGGTTGGCCGCCAACTCGGGCCGAGCTGGCAAAGGATCTTGGTATAGCGTCGCCAAACGGCGTGGATGAGCACCTAAAAGCTCTTGCTAAGAAGGGCCACATCACCATGGTGCCAAAGGTGAGTCGCGGCATTCGAATTGTCGCCTGAACCATCCTCCTGTGCATTCACAGAGTGCGCAGCGGGATGCGGATGCACGCCCAGGCTGATGGGCAACGACGCAGGCTCGCAAGTGGGGCGCCGACGGACCTCGGTTGATCGGCTCGGTTGAACCTGACACTTCACACCCAACCCGGAGATCAGCACCGGGCATCTGCACACCCATTCCATAGGTGGCCACTGCCTTCCCAGTGAGCGAACAACGGAGGATTTCATCATGGACTAGCCAATAGCCGCCCGACGCCACATGCGCCCGGCAGGCTTGTACGTAAAGAGGGAAAAGCCCGGTTTCGACTGGGCTTTTTTACGCCCTCTAACCGGGTGAACCAACGAATGGAGAGAGTCATGGACTATATGGCAAGTCAAATGGACCGGCAGATTGAAGGTTCGCAAATGGCATATGCAGCAGCAATGGAAGACGGTCGGCAGCCAGCATTCCCGGTAGCGGATTACGACCATCAGATATTTAACCCGGCAACTGTTGACGAGGCAAAACGGCAACTGTCTGGAATGAGCCTGCGCGACTACTTTGCAGCCAAGGTGATGCAAGGGATGTGTGCGGCTCCCTATCACCCTGCCAGCGACGAAAAAATGTTGGCCCGAGATGCATATACGGTCGCCGACGCAATGCTAGCCGCCCGTTCCGCCTAACCCCAAACACTGGAGGTCGCCATGGCCCGCACTTACGAATACTGGATGGTCAAGGATGGTGAGGACATTGCCGTCAACCTGACCGTTGTCTCTTTCTCGGCCTCGAAAGGCAACTTCAGCTCGCAGGCCGCTGATCCCGATGAGTATCACGGGCACTGCGAAATCGAGTGGGAATCGAAAGACGACACCAGCTTCATGACTGAATCTGAGATCGCCTCGATGGAAGAGTGGCTTGTGAATGAGCATTCCGAGTACCTGGCCGACCAAGACTATTACGACTGACCCGCCACTCTGGAGGCACTATGGAACACGAAATAGTTGTTGAGGGGTTTGTCCTCCAGGTGGAGGTGACCCACTGCATAAATGAGCCTGCGCGACCTTGGACATGGGATAGCGACTGGGATGCCCAAGGCGAGCGCGAGCTTGAATTCAAGCTACTGTCGGCCCGGTGCTACGACGATGACGGCGTGCCGATGGACGTACCGATCTGGCAATTGCCCGTTCTGGCTCACCAGTACTACACCCCTATCACAATCGCGCTGTGGGTAGAGATAGATGCCCTGAAGCGCCGGGAACGGAGGCTTGCAGCATGAAAAGTTACCACCAGCGCGCGATCGACATGATCCAGCATCAGATCACCCGGGTATGTAAGTCAATGTGCCCGGACGAAGACTTCTGTGAAGGGATGATTCAGGCGAATGTCGCCCAGGGCCATATCAGCACTGAGGAATCGGTCGAGCTGACGCAAGAGCTTATCAATGCCGTGTCGGCCCGGCGCCGCGAGATTCAGCAGCAGAACGCAGCCCGGCGCCTTGTCGAATACGAACTCCAATACGAGCGCGCCTCATGACCATAATCGCCGGATCATTCAACGGTATCGCCGAAGCCCTGAGAAATCAGGGTTTCTTGTTTCTGGTAGATGTGAAATGGATCGAGCAGCCTTGCAAGTGTGCGGGCCGCTGGACTTGCAAGGTGAGCGTATGAGTATCCCTGAGAAGATTTTACAGGCTGGCTGTGATGCGTATGCCGCCAAGTTTCTGAATGGTAATGGCTCGCTTGGTGATGGTATCGAGGCTGCTTACTTGGCCATCCACGGACATGATGACTGGGTGCGCGCCGGGCCGCCTGCCTGGACCGGCGAAGGCCTGCCGCCTGTTGGGGCGGTGTGTGAGTACCGGCGCGGCTATGTAGAACAGCCGTACAGTTATGCTGAATGCACAGTTATCGCGCACTTCGTAGGCGAATCAGGAAAGTCATTGGCTGCTTTCGCGTATGTAGCCCATGACGGCGTAGTTCAACTAGGCCGCGGCATGGCTGAACTGTTCCGACCTATTCGCACGCCCGAGCAGATCGCGGCGGAAGATCGCGATAAGGCGATTGAGGGGATGATCGCCGATACCAACATCCTAACGGGCATCATGAGTGACCGACGAATTATGGCTGGTCAGCTCTACGACGCAGGCTACCGCAAGCAGGTGACGGAATGAGCGATAACCAACTGCTGGAAGAATTCCAGGCGTATTGCGATGAGCATCTCATCAAGCCGCGCAATATTTACTTCCAGTTCTGGAGAGATTCAAGGCTGTGCTTGAATGCAGAGCTTGACGCACTGCGCAAAGAGGTCGTCCGACTCAAAGAAGACAACCTTTCGCTTCTGGAAAACCCAGGTGATGCGCTATGACCTCCTACCAAAGAGCCAAGCGCTACTGCTTCTGGCGCGGGTCTGCCATAGCACTCGCATTCTTCACCTTCATGGTGTTGCTCGGCGCCCTCGCTGATCGAATCACTCAATAGCCCACACATCCAATCGCTGCGAGCATCGCGGCAGGCCTATACGCACCCATGGAAATAACACAGAAGCGACTCAAAGAGCTTTTCTGCTATGACCCTGAAACTGGTCAATTCACGCGGCGAATAAAAGTTTCAAATCAGCACGCTGGAACGATCGCAGGTGGCTTCAACTCTGGCTATGTGATGCTCAGGATTGATGGAAAGCGATGCATGGCACACCGAGCGGCATGGCTTTACATGACTGGAGAGTGGCCAGGTAATGAAATTGACCATATCAACCGTGACGGACTGGATAACCGTTTTGCGAACCTTCGCGACGTAACCCATGAAGTGAATTCGCTTAATCGCACCAGCAGTAAGGGCGTGGCGGACGAGCCGCATATTTACTGGGATAGCCGCAAGGGCGGCAGATGGTGGGGTTGCTTTCGAGTTGGTGGAAAATCCCACTATACGGGCAGCTCCAGGGACAAAGCCACAGCACAAAGAATGCTCGAAGAGCATGTGAATAAAGTCTATTCGGCACTCCCTACCGATCACCTCCCCTCTTAAAGAATGCGGCCGCAAGGATCGCAGGAGCACAACCATGTCCGCACAACAGCAAGTAATCACCATTGACGACATCAGCGCCGACAACGCGCCGGCCATTTACGTTGCTGGCGGCCTGGGCCAGTTCTTCGACGCGGTGAAAGCCGAAGTAACTGGCGAGGTGCCGGACCTCAAGACGGCAAAAGGCCGGGCCCGCATCGCCAGCCTGGCAGCAACCGTCAGCAAATCGAAGACGGCAGTCGAGAAGCCGGGCCGCGACTACCTGAAACGCCTCAAGGAAATGCCGAAGGTCGTCGAGGCCGAGTTGCGCGAGTTCGTCACCAAGATGGACAGCCTGCGCGATACCACCCGACAGCCACTGACGGAGTGGGAAAACGCCGAGCAGGCCCGCAAGGACAAGCACGTAGACGGCATCCAGGCCATCAAGGATTTCCAAATCCTGCGCGAAGGCTACACAGCCGCTGCCGTCCATGTGCTTATCGAAAATCTTGCCAGCGTCAACGTGGATGAGTCATTCGAAGAATTCGAGGCTGAAGCGGCGCGCACCAAGGATCAGGTTCTGAAATTCCTGGGCGCAACGCTTGAGGCCGCACGGCAGAAGGAAGCGATGGAACTGGAAAACCAGATCCTTCGCGAGAAAGCAGAAGCGCAGGCCCAGCGCGACCGCGATGCAGAGATTGCCCGCGTTGCGGCTGAACAGGCTCGTATCGAAGCCGAGCAGCGGGCACAGGTAGAACGTGATGCCGCAGCCAAGCGTGAAGCCGAAGCAAAAGCCGCCGCTGATCGCCGCGAGCTGGAGTTGAAGCTGGCTGCTGAGCAATCGGAGCGAGCCGCCGCCCAGGCAGCGCGGGACAAGATCGAATCGGAGCAGCGCGCCGCGCAACAGAAGATCGAAGACGAACAGCGACATAAGCAAGCGATGGCTCAGGCCGAAGCAGATCGAGTAGCTGCTGAGCAGCGTGCAGAACAAGAGCGCATTGACTCGGAGCGCCGCCAAGCTGAAGCCGCTGAGCGAGCGAGACTCGCAGAGATCACCCGGGCAAATGCAGCTGCCGACGAGATCAACCGCCAAGCCGAAGCACGGGAAGCGGACAAGGCGCACAAAGCAAAGATCAACCGCGCCGCGCTGGACGCATTTATCGCCGGCGGCATGCCAGTGGAATGCGCGAAACAGGCAGTCACCTTGATTGCTCAGCGCAAGATTCCAGCTATCGCCATCACTTACTGAGGTCGTCATGAACGAGATTATCCAAATGCCGGCGCGCGAAAGTGCCGGCCTCACCGCCGCCGAGGTTCACCGTTTCTCCGCCGTGGAGATTCGCCAGCGCGTTAACCTGGTGCAGGAAGTGATGCAGGGCATCATGATTCGCGACACGCACTACGGCACCATCCCCGGCACCCCGAAGCCAACGCTGTATAAGCCGGGCGCCGAAGTGCTTTGCGTAACTTTCCGGGTGGCGCCGAAGTACGAAATCGAAGATTTGTCGACTAGCGGCGTGGCCCGGTACCGCGTTACATGCATCGGCCGCCATCAAACCACCGGCATCGACCTTGGGGAGGGCGTCGGTGAGTGCTCGTCCGGTGAAGAAAAATACAAATGGCGCGGAGCCACCTGCAAAGCAGAACTGGACGCCACCCCGGAGAACCTGCGCAGGAAGAAGTACTACAAGAACGGCAACACCGCTGACCAGATCCGCACCGAGCCGGCGGACTTGGCAAACACCATCCTGAAGATGGCCTGCAAGCGCGCCATGATCGCCATGACGCTCAATGTCACCGCAGCATCGGACATCTTCACGCAGGACATCGAAGACCTTCCGGAGGAGCTGCGACCGCAGGAACAAGCGCAGGCCACCAGCCAGAAGCCAGCCCCTGTGCCGCACGACCCGGCGCTGTCGGCTCATTGGATTGCTCAAGCGGAAGCAGCGTCTACGCAGGAGGCTTTGACCGGCATCTGGAAGGCTGGCATTGCCGCCATCAACGACACCAAGGACAAAACGTCCTACGACCTTTTCAAGGAGTGTGTCGTCGCTTGCGGCGAAAAACTGAAAAGTGCCGAGCAGGCCAAGCCGGAAGACGCCGATGTCGAAGATCAGCAGGATGAGCCTGCCATCGAAGAAGAAGTCGAATTCGAGGAGATAACCCAATGAAATCAACTATCTCAATTCACCCTCAAGGAACTCTTGAGTGGAAGCAGGACCGTGCAGGCCGCGCTACAGGTTCGCGGGCAAAAGATATCGTCGCGGCGATAAAGTCGGGCGAAGCCGCAGCGCGCCGAGACTACCGGATTCAGCTTGGCCTTGAGCGCTTGACCGGAATGCCCGCTGACGATTTTTTTGTCAGCAAGGAAATGATGTGGGGGACCGAACAAGAGCCTTTCGCTCGAATGGCATACGAGGAACGGACCGGCCTCATCGTTAAGGAATGCGGATTCATTTGCTTGACCGATTTCATGGCCGGTTGCAGCGTGGACGGATTCATTCAGGACGGCGGGCGCAAGGGAGTATGGGAGGCCAAGTGCCCCAAGAGCGCCACGCACCTCGGCTACCTCGAAGCTGATCGCCTACCGCCTGAGCATGCCCCACAGATAATTCACAACATGTGGGCGTCGGATGCTGAATTCGCTGACTTTGTTTCGTTCGACCCGCGCATGCCTGAGCACTTACAGCTATTCATCCATCGTGTTGAGCGTGATGAAAAGGTAATCGCCGAGTACGAGGCCGATCTGATCGACTTCCTTCGCGGTGTAGATGACATGGTTGTCCGCTTGATGAAAAAGGCGGCGTGATGGAGGTCGTACCTATGCATCCGCTGAGCAAGCCAAAGATAGACTTAACAGGGGTCCGCGTAGGGCGGCTCCGAATCCTCTCATACAGCCAAGCCAGTGACAGTCGCAAGGCTTGGGTTTGTCTGTGCGACTGCGGGGCTACCGTTGAGATCCGCGGCGTTAACTTGAGGTCCGGCAAGACGAAGTCATGCGGATGCTTAAAGGCTGAAAGGATGGACGAGGGAATAGGTAAGCGCCACGGCATGTACGGCACTAGAGAAAACAAGTCCTGGTCAACAATGATTGAACGCTGCACCAATCCGAAAGCAAAAAGCTATCCGGACTACGGCGGACGAGGAATAACAGTCTGTGAGCGCTGGCTGTCTTTCGAAAACTTCTTCGCCGACATGGGTCCGAGACCTGAGGGCTCGACTCTAGATCGCAAGGAGAATTCGCTCGGGTATGAGCCTGACAACTGCAAGTGGTCAACAGCCCAAGAGCAGCAGAACAATCGGCGCAACAGTCGCCGTTATATGTTCCAGGGCAAACCATACACATCTCTAGAGCTATCAGAAATATCTGGTATTTCGTACCACGCATTGCGCAAGCAGCTCGGCAACTTCGAGGGAGACGTAATGAAAGCAATTTCGAAGTATGGAATTACCTCCGAAGGGCAGTTCAAGCTGTTGGTGGACGGATACGAGGAGAAACTGCGGAGTAAAGCAGCATGACCTACGTCAGCAACCACCTCAGCCTGGTCGAGCAGCACCGCCAGGACGCCGATTCAATCTCTGAGCGCACGGCTCAATTCCTGGCATCGGGTGGCGCCGTCGCCCAGGTGCCGAGCATATCAGGCAACCCGGTTCCGCCGAAGCGTGCAACTAAGATTGATCCCGACACCATCCTCAAGCGCCGCAAGCCAGCCATATCAAGGGCTGAGCGTAACGCGCTGCGCAAACTTGCGGAGGCCCTATGAGCGATCTGACCAAGGATCAAGCTCTGGAAGCTCTTAACTATGATCCTGAAACCGGTATTTTCACCCGAAAGATTAAGACGTGTGGTCGAGTGAAAATCGGCCAGGTCGCCGGGTTTGTCAGAAGCGACGGTTACCGCATGATTAGGGTTCGGGTAAAGCAATATCTTGCTCATCGCCTAGCTTGGCTGATGGTTACAGGAAGTTTTCCCGAGAATCAAATCGACCATATAAATGGTATTCGCGGCGACAATCGATGGTGCAATCTTCGCGCGGTGACCAACCAAGAAAACGACCGGAACAGGGCTGTTCGTTGCGACAGCGCTTCTGGCTGTATCGGAGTCCGCCGGCATACCCGCGCCGACGGATGGGTCGCAAGGATCACGGTCAGCGGCAAGCGCATAAATCTTGGGTATTTCAAGGACCTGCTTAGCGCAGTAGCTGCTAGAAAATCAGCCGAGGCGAAGCATGGATACCACGAAAATAGTGGGAGGCGTAGTCATGGTTAGAAAACCTAAAAAGCGGTGCAAGCCTCACAACCTCCAGGCGCGTATCGCCAGGTCGTGCCGCTCGCTACTGGCATCCAACCATGTCGCGGTGGTGAACATCGACCCCAGCGGTCGCCAGGGCATGATCAATTACAAGTCGCTGAAGAACATTGCTCCAGGGAAGATTGGCCAGGCCGTCTGCGGCATTCCCCACCGGTGGACGATCTATATGAGCGCAATGTGCATTGACGCCCGCGGCGATCGCTACAGCAAGTCGGTGGAACTGGCGCCGGATGGAATCTACCTGTCCGACCACCTGGAAGACGTGATCGAGCACTGCTACATGAAGCTGCGCGCCGAGGCCAACCAAAGCCAGATGGTGGCTTCGGGCTGGATTGCCATTCCTGAAGCGATGTCGCTGGATGAGGCCCACGCAGCGCGGATATTCGAAGCGGCCGGCGCCTGGCACCAGGTGAAGGTCGACTCATGCGCCGCATAGCCCGCACCCAGCAACGCAAACGTCAAACCTGGCTCGCACTGCCGGCCAGCGGAATAGAAGAGGTAGGCCATGGCCAAGACTGTGCAGGAACGCTCGGCCAAAACCGCCAGGAAGCGCGTGGCGAATGCCGAAGAGGAATTGAGGCTCAGGGTTCGCCCCGGCACCCGGCAGGCGCTGGCCGACCTGATGGAGTAGTCAGGCATTACTGAGCAGGGCGAGGCGATGACGCTGATGATTCATCGTCTTCATGACCTCGGCTCGAAGTCCAAAGCACTGCTTGAGCCGCCGCGCCACGAATTCCAGATATCCGAAAACGTGGCGCGGGAATTCCGCAATAAAAGCCTGCTCGCCATTCAGAAAGACCCGGGCGACGAAATCATCGAACCCGCATAACCCACCCTACTCGCTGCATCCGGTAAACCGGAGGGCGGCGCCTGACTGGAGATACACCGTGGAAATCACTTACGGCTCAGTTTGCTCTGGAATCGAGGCAGCTACGCAAGGGTGGCACCCGCTGGGCATGCGCGCCGCCTGGTTCGCCGAGATTGAGCCGTTCCCCTCGGCGGTCCTGGCCCACCACTATCCCGACGTGCCGAACCACGGCGACATGACCAAGCTGGCCGCCCTGGTGCTGGCCGGAAAGATCCCGGCACCGGACGTGCTGGTCGGAGGCACACCGTGCCAGGCCTTCTCGGTCGCCGGTATGCGCGAAGGCCTCACCGACCCGCGCGGCGCCCTCACCATCAAATACGTGGAGCTTGCAGATGCAGTTGACTATGTTCG